CTATAATAGTTCATCTTGTCCAAATAACTGATTTATAGCATTAGTAGAATCTTTTTTTCTTTTTAGTTCATTGAATTCAAAATCAATAACCCTAGATATTCTTTCATAAAATTCGAGATATTCACGGCCGCTTAAAATAACATGTTCATTTGTTTCAGTGTCGGTTATTTGATTTGTACTAGTTGGACTTAAATTTAGGTGATATTCTCCGTTAGTATTAAGAGTCTCCTTATGATAACCCAGACTTTCTAAGAAGCTTTCAAAGAAGTTTAGGTCATCTGAAAGTTTTAGTAGTCCTTTAGCGGTTTTATCGTTAAATAAACTTGGCTCCTTTTCTAAAGCCTCTACACCTCTTTCAGCAATTTTCTGTTCTATTGCTTCATGATTTACAAATAAAAAAGTATCCATAGGAACATTAAGTGCCTTAGCTATATTATTCAGTACTTCAAAGGAAATTTTTCTTTTGCCGTTTTCATATTGGGAAATTGCTTGTTGAGATACTCCTATCATTTCTCCTAATACAAATGCTGAAATTCCTTTCGCCTTTCGAATTTCTTTAATTACCTTACCTATGTTTTCTTGCATGTTGTTTACCCTCCTTGCTTGTATTATATGGAAAAATAATAAACATTACAACTAAATGAAGTAAAAATAAATAAAAACCGTTGACACAACAACTCAATGAGGTATATTATTGTCTTACAACAAGAAAATACAACAAATAGTAGTAAAAATCATCAAAAGTTATGTATATCTATCATATTGAATGTTTTACTTTAAAGAACTTATTAAAAAGGAGGGTGAGTAGTGAATTTAAAATTTGAGTTACCAGATGATACGTTGATAACTTCTCGTTCTGATTTGAAAAGTTTATTACGTGAGTTAAAAGAGGAACTGCAGGAAGAAAAAATGCAAGATGATATTTTTACAATTAAGGAAGCAGCTGAATATATGAAAGTAAGTATTCCAACCGTACGATCATTAATAGCTACAAATGAAATACCTTATTTTAAAAGGGGACAAGTTATTCGTTTGAATCGTTGGGATATCCTTGACTGGATGCGTAAGGATAAATAGGAAACTATGAAAATATAAAAAGCTACTAATATTTTGTTGGTCAGATGGTCTATTGCGGACCGAACATAAATGCAATGTTGGAAATGATAGCTGAAAAAAAGACGGTTGCAACGTCAAATTAAAAAAATGAGGTGAATACATATGAACGGAGTATTGTCTGCAACGAGGTTAATGAAGGCGCATGAAATTGTAAAACGATGTGCTGTAGCAAGAAAAAATCCTGAGATTTTAGAAGCTATGGAGTTTGAAGCTAAGAAAAGATTATACGAAATTAACAATAGTAAATAAGGAGCGTTAGAAATATGGATCAATTAGTAGCAGTCAATGAACAACCAAATTTAAAAAATTTCACAAGTGAACTTGATGGTGAATTAGGATCGCTGGGAGTAAGCGTTGCGACTTTAACAGATGTAGAAGTTCTTTTAGCGCACTTAGTAGAGGATATGGATACAGCGGTATACAAAGGTGAGGAAATTTATTGTTTTCGTGGGTTTCATAGAAAGCTAAGAGTGTATTGGCGCCTGCTCAATCATACGATGAATGAATTAAATAAAGAATATGAAAGAGTAGATGAAATTAAAGATGGATTATTTAAAGAGGTAGTAAAGAATGGTGAAAAAAGACAATAAAAAAAGATATATGAACTGCGAATTCATATATCCTCAAGAACAATTATTTATCTACTTATATTTTAACATTGAGTTCGTCTTGTGACAAGGGAGGTGAGAAGTTGTTATCTACAGCAGCGAATTATACAGAAGCAATTAACAACATAATGCCTGGAGCGAAAATTATTAAGCTTACTGGATATGCAAAGGGCAATCAAGAGTATCAAAAAGCAAAAACACCAGTAGGTTCTTGGAAAGTCACGCATTCATTAGATAACGATCAAATTAATGGATGGCTTGGTCAAGGTGGCTGGATAGGGTGTGTTGTTCCAAAAGGTATTTTCATTGTCGACATTGACGATTCTAAAGAAGGTCAGTTACTAAGAGAATTACTTGAAGGAGAAAACATTCATCACCATTTAATTAAAACTCCTAATGGCTGGCAGTTTATATTCAAAGGCGAAACGGATTTAACGAAAAAAGAAGGTCAGTATCAGAATTACGTTAATCGTTTAGGGTTAACACAAGATACACGAGCAGTGGAAAAGGGTTATATCGTATTCCCGACCGAAAATACAGAAGGGCGTCATGTTGTAACTCAAAGTCTAGAAAAATTGGACGAGCTTCCACAGTTCTTATATAAAGCATGGAATGGTGCGAAAACACCTTCACCTATGAGTTATCCATATGAAACTAACGGTTCACGTGATGGGGATTTTTATGATTTAGCCAGAAGGTTATTAATTTGTAAGGTGAGCAAAAAGGAAGTATTGTCCAGTCTTAAATTGGCTCACAAATACTTTGTTTCCTTCAAAAAAGGGTTTCTTATTAAGGATATTACAAAGGTTGTTAATTCGGCCTATAAGAAGGTCAATGAAGGAAAAGCGGATGAGGGAATAACAAACGATAATGAGAAAAAACAAGAGGATTCTATCATTCCTGTAAATATTCCATCTCCTTACAAAGTTAAAAATAATGCTTTATATAGAGTGGAAACTAAGGTCAAGAATGGAGAACTTGATGAACGGGAAATCATGGTTGCTAGGCATGTTCCGATTCTAAAAAGAGAACTACATAACGTTGAACGTCAACAATTATATTATGAGTTAACCTGGAATGATAGAGGGAAGGTCGTCACCGAGATTGTTCCAGCTGGAGCATTGGTCACTAAGAGGGAGATGATGCCATTAGCAGATAAAGGGTTTCCTTCAAATGATAATAACATAAAGCAGTTAATAGATTACTTTGATAAGGTTTTAGCGTTTACCGAGATTGATAGAGGGCTGATGGTAGACCGTTTAGGTTATGTGAAAAGTGGTTTGGCCCATCCATTACTAGCAACAGATTATGAAATACTGCCTAATGATCAAGGAGAGCAGCAACTTTTTGAATCATTCCAAGTAGCTGGGACAGTCCAAGGGTGGATAGATGAAGTATTTAATCGTATTAAAGCCCATCCGAGAGCATTATTTTTTGTATTAGCATCCTTTGCTAGTGTACTGCTTCATGATTTAAAAATAGATCCTTTCATTGTGGATCTTTCTAGCGGAACTTCAAAAGGAAAAACAAGCGTATTAAAAGTTGCAGCCAGCGTGTGGGGGACAAGTGAACTTGTAAATGAATTTAACGCAACCAAAGTTAGTATTGAACGTAAAGCATCCTTCTTAAACAGTTTTCCTTTGTTAATGGATGATAGCCGTAAAGCGGATGAAAGATTACTTCAATCCATTGTTTATAACTTCAGTGGAGGGAAGTCTAAAGGTAGGGGTTCTCTTAGTGGTTCGCAAAGAGAAAATACATGGAAAAATATCATGTTAACTACTGGAGAAGTAAGTCTAAATGAATATGCATCTAAAGCGTGGGGAGCTGCTGCTCGAATTGTGAGTTTAAATGATAGCCCATTTGAAGGAGTAGATTATATATTCTTCGCTGATTTATATAAGGGGCTAGAAACAAATTATGGAGTAATTGGTTTAGAGTTTTTAAAACAGTACCAAGTACGTAAGAAGGAGTTGCTCCCATCTTTTTATAAATTTAAAGATTTTTATATGAATAAAGCACAGGGAAATGAGGTTTTAACAAGATTATCCCTTTATTATGCAACAGTCCATTATGCAGGTAGACTCCTAAAAGAATTTTTCAAGGTTAGTGTAGATCTTGAGCAACTGGACAAGCTTTTTGACGAAATTGCCCAAGAAAATAAAGCAATAGATAAACCAAAAGAACTATTGAATGAAATTTTAACTTACTTGGATAGTAATAGGGATGGTATTTATTATGACTATGCTCCCAAAAATATCAAAGCAATTTATAAGTTTAGTTCAATTTGTTTAACACCATCTTTTTTAAAAGAGTTCTTAGGACCAGAAGAAAAAAGGACTAGAAAAGAGTGGTTGAAAAGGGGATTTACTGTTCCTAATGTTTTAGATGGGAAAGCAGTTGATTATCAAAAAATTAGCCATAAAGGGCGAAAAATCAATGCTGTAACTATAAATAAAGAGATTGTCCAACAATTAGGTTTTGATTTTGAAGAAAATCCACCTAATAACTAAGGGGTACCAAGAGTACTAAGAAAATAAAGTTCATTTTATAGATTTGGTACTCCTAAAAACATTGATATAGCAAGTATTCAATACGAATAGTACTAAAAGTACCAAGAGTACTAAGAAAATAAATATATATTTTATAGAAAAAACTATTCATAACTTTTTTCTATAAAACCCATATATATGTACTTTGAAAAAACGTGGTACTTTTGGAACTTTAAGAACTGAAGTGGAGAATATGTTGATATGACAATGTTTTTGCGGAAGTACTAAATAAGAAATGCGCTGGAACTGTCTAGAACTCTTGGTACTAATCAAATGAATAAGGATGGTAGAAATGGCAATTAAAAAAATTCCAACCGTACTAGCAATTGAACGTGATAAAAAAGGAAATCTTAGTACATGGTGTCAATACTGTGGAAAGTTTCATCATCATGGAATAGGTGAAGGACATAGAGATGCACATTGTTTTGAGGAAGATAGTCCTTATATTCGTACAGGCTATATCCTTAAAAAGATGAAATTATCGGGTAAAGAGGTTGTGAGGATGGGGGAAACCTCATGAATGAAATATTAGAACGATTGAAGGAACAATTAGAAATTCATCGTGATGATGAAAAGGTAATGGTAGATCGTTTAGACCTTATGAAGCTTATACAAGAATACGAAATAGAGACAGGTAGAAAGAAAATATGGCTAGATGAGAGGTGGTGAGTAAATGGCGAGTTTTTTCAATAAAATTTTTAACCGTAAAAAAGAACTGCAGAAGACAGAAAGAGCAGATGTTATGAGCGGTGGACCAGCAATATTTACACCTTTTAGCGGTAACGCTTATGAAAGTGATATTTATAGGGCGGCTGTGGATAGCATAGCTAGAAATGCTGCAAAGCTAAAAGGAACGCATGTAATGACATCATCAGACCGTCGGAAAAAGGGTGATTATAATTTAAATCGGATTTTACAAGTAAGACCGAACCCTTATATGACGGCATATGATCTTATTTATAAGTTGGTTACTCATTACTATCTTTACAATAATGCTTTTGCTTACTTAGAAAAGGACGACAAAGGTAATTTAGTTGCTATATATCCATTGTCACCTCAAAGTGTGGAATACCTCACCGATCTAACAGGTGAAATGTATTGTCGTTTCTTATTTGCGAATGGTCAACAAGTCACATTGCATTTTTCAGAGGTATTTATAGTAAGACGTTTCTTTAATTCTAATGATCTATTAGGTGATACCAATACAGCTATTTTGCCAGCGTTAGATTTGGCACATACGCAAAATGAAGGGTTGAGCAATGCAATAAAATCCAATGCAACTATTAGAGGTATCTTGAAATACAATCAAGTTTTATCACCTGAGAAGCTAAAAGAAGAAAAAGAAGCTTTCACCAATGATTACTTATCCATTGGCAACAATGGTGGAATCGCAGCAATAGACAATAAATATGACTATATCCCACTAGAAACAAAGCCGACAACTATTGATGATAAGCAGCTTGAAGCGGTGAAAAAGAAAATCTATGAGTATTTGGGTATTAGTGAATCCATTGTGAATAGCACTTATTCAGAGGAAGACTGGGCGGCGTTTTATGAAAGTGTATTAGAGCCTTTAGCAATTCAATTCTCTTTAGAATTGACGGACAAGCTTTTCACAGAGCGTGAGCAGTCCTTTGGGAATTCTATTATTTTTGAAGCGAATAGGTTGCAGTTTGCTAGTAATGAAACAAAAACAAACATCATTAAGGAATTAATGCCGTTAGGCTTATTCACAATAAATCAAGCATTAGAAATTTTAAACCTACCACCAGTTGAGGACGGTGACAAGCGACTACAAACATTAAATGTAGTTAATGCAGCAAAAGCCGATCAATATCAACTTAAAGAACAAGGGGGTAATAACCAATGAAAGAATTGAGAGTAGCAGAACTAAGAGCAGCCGAGCCGGCAGGTGACAGCAGCCTTATTCTAAATGGTAGACCGATTGTGTACGATCAGCCTACCACCATAAAAGCACCATTTGGGGAATATATCGAGATTATTAAAAGGGGCGCATTAGATAAAGCTGATTTATCGGATATTCGCTTACTGTATAACCATGATATGAGTAAAATCCCTTTAGCAAGAACACCTAAAACAATGTCCTTTGCGTTAGATTCGGCAGGATTAACAATGAGGGCGGAATTACCAGAAACCGAAGAGGGAAAAAGCGTTTATACGGCAGTAAGGCGCCAAGACCTATCGGGAATGTCCTTTGCTTTTAAAGTACCAGAAGGCGGCAGCCAATTTGATGCAAAGACGAACACAAGAACAATAACCAAAATTGAAAAAGTCTATGAGTTTAGTATTTGTCCATTTCCTGCATATCCTCAAACGAGTGTGGAGGCAAGGGCAGCTATTGAAAGTTCATGGGAAATGTTGAAATCAACAGAAAGACAAGCATTAAAAATAAAAATTAATCAATTATTAATGAGGAGAGTGTAAGAATATGAAATTCACTACAGTAGCAGAGGCATTTAATTTTTATCGTAATCATTCTTTAGCAGAAATGGAAACAAGAGCAGCACAAATTAAGGGTACAGTTGATACTGATCCAAATGCAGATATTACATCTATCAATATTGAAATCGAAGGGTTGCAACAAGCAATGAATAACAGTAAAGAAAAAGAAAAACAAGCACAACAAAGTCAAACTCAAACACCACCAGCAAACGAAGGAACGGCACAACGTAGCCAATTCAATCCGATTACTGGAATGAACTTTAACCAGGGGCAACAAGTACCAACAGAAAATATTTTTGGCAGCGCAGAATACCGCAGTGCATTCTATAAAACAATGCTAGGGCAAAAGCTTACAGATATTGAAACAAGAACATTTAACCGAGCGATGGAAATTCAAGAAGCGGAACACCGAGCGGATGCATTTAACACAACAACGAATAGTGCAGCTGTATTGCCTACAACTACGTTAAATGAGGTTATCAAGAAAGCACGTACAATGGGCGGATTAATCTCACATTGCCGTAACTTTAATATCCCAACTAATATTAGTGTACCAATCGGAACACCTTCTAGTAAGGCACAATGGCATGTAGAAGGGGCGCCAGTAGAAAGTGAAAATGTTTCAACAGCAACTGTATCATTTAAAGGCTATGAGATCATTAAAGTATTTTCTATCAGTGCTGCAGCTAAGAAAATGTCTATCCAAGCATTTGAAGCATATATGACTGATGAACTTACTAATTGTGTAATGGAAGCTATTGCAGATGCTTTAGTGAATGGTACTGGAAGTGGTCAAGGTACAGGGCTGGTAACAGGTGTTACATGGAATGATACAAATAGCTTTGAAAATACAGGGAAGTATACAGACTTTACAAAAGCATTGGCTATGCTTAAGCGAGGATATGCAGCAGGGGCAAAATGGGCTATGAGTAACGCTACACTATACAACGAAGTATATAGCCTTGTGGATGCAAACGGACGACCTATCTTTATTGCGGATCCAAAGAATGAAAGCATTGGATACATTCTAGGTAAAGAAGTAGTTATTGATGACAATATCGAGGACGACACTATTATTCTAGGAAACTTCCAGTACATGGGTTACAACATGCCGCAAGGTGTAATGATTGAAACATCAAGAGAATCAAGCTTTAAGAGTGGATTAGTTGATTACCGAGCAATGGCAATTGCAGATACGAAACCACTTGTACCAGAAGCATTTATTAAACTATCTAAAAAGCAAGCATAAGCAAACTAAGTATGAAGGGGTATCAGTATAGCGCTGGTATCCCTTTTATTTAAAGGAGTGAGTAAATTGTTAATTAGTATCGAGGAAGCAAGGGACACAGTAAGAGTAGATGGTGAAGACAATGACGTAATCATCATTCCGTTATTAGAATCTATTCCGTCTTATCTCGAGATAACAACAGGAAGAACATGGACAGATGATACATCAGTACATCCATTAGCACAAACAGTAACAAAGTTTCTCTTACAGTTGTGGTATGACCCACAAGATCAGGATAGTGAACGATTAAAGCGAACAATCGACAATCTATTAGCGGCATTGACTGTATTAGGTAGGAATATGAAAAATGGCTAAGGATTATGCAAAATCTTTTTATAACAGTGCAACATGGCGTAAATGTAAAGATGGATTCATGCAAAGTAAGCACTATTTATGTGAAAGATGCGGTGATATAGCCGTTATATGCCATCATAAACGCTATATTACACCACAAAATATTAATAATCCCAATATAACGTTGAGTTGGGACAATTTAGAGGCATTATGCCAAACGTGCCATAACCAAGAACATCATAGCAGCGAGATATGCGCAAATGGATTAGCATTCGATAGCAAAGGGAATTTGATTCAAAAATAAAACATCACCCCCATTAATTTAAGAAAAAGGCATGGCTCGAGGACCGAGGAGGAGCCTTTCTTTTCCTCTCCATGACTTTCTATATAAAGGGAGGGATGGAAAAAAACAAAAAATGAAGGTGATTATATGAGGACTTCTAAGAAAGTTACAGCGATTTCTAGTGATATGAAAAAACTTAAAACGATATTAAGGCAGATTCCTAAAGAGCGTTTACCGATAGCGCAGAGTTTATATAACGAGCTTGTATTTATGCAAACTACTTTAGAGGCTTTAAAAACTCAAGTAAATGAAGAAGGACCGACAGCAATGTTTAAACAAGGTAGGCAAGAATTTTTAAGGGAACATCCAGCGTTAAAAGCCTATAACACAACTGTACAGCGTTACAGTCTTTTGTATAAGCAATTAGTTGATTTATTACCGCCAACAGATTTAAAACCAAAAGAAGATGAACTAATTGACTTTATTAAGAGGTGATAACGTGAATTATATACAAGGGTATTGGAATGCAATTGAATCTGGAGAAGTAATGGTTTCTAAGCGAGTTTATAGGCAATATAAACGATTAGTTGAGGATATAGCAAAACCAAGCAAATATGTCTTTGATGAAGACAAGGCAAATAAACCTATTGAATTTATAGAGCGTTTTTGCAAGCACAGTAAGGGAGAATGGGCAGGTAAGCCGATTGAGTTAGAACTATTTCAAAAAGCTTATATAGCTGCTTTGTTCGGTTTTGTGGATAAGGATACAGGATTAAGACGATATCGAGAAAGTTTATTCTATGTATCACGAAAAAATGGAAAAACAACGATGTTAGCAGGAATAGCGGCTTATATGCTTATTGCGGATGGAGAAGGCGGTGCGGAAGTTTACAGTATAGCTAGTAAGCGAGATCAAGCTCGTATATTGTTTGATGAAACTCATAGCATGATTCAACAAAGTCCTAATTTATCCAAGCATATTAAGAAACGAAAAAGTGATCTGTATTTTCCGCTTACTATGTCTAAACTTATGCCGTTGGCGAAAAATAGTAATACATTAGACGGACTTAATAGCAGCATGGTTATTATTGATGAATTACATTCAATTTTAGATCGTAATTTATACGAAGTTATGAAGCAAAGTCAATCAGCACGACAACAACCTATGTTAATTATGATTACAACGGCTGGGACAGTCAGAGAGAATATATTTGATGATATGTATTCGTATGCTTGTAATGTAGTAGACGGTAAATTTGAAGATGATAGCTTTTTGCCGATTCTTTACGAATTAGATTCAAAAGAAGAATGGACAGACCCTACAACATGGAAAAAGGCAAACCCAGCTTTGGGATCAATTAAAAAACTAGATGATTTAGAAAGAAAAGTGGAAAAGGCAAAGAATAACCCTAGCGATCTAAGCGGCTTACTTACAAAGGACTTTAATGTTAGGGATACAATAAAGAGCGCATGGCTTACATTTGATGATATAAACAACGAGGAAACATTTGATATACAGCAGTTTAGAAATTGCTATGCTATCGGTGGAGCGGATTTAAGTGTTACTACTGACTTATCTTGTGCAACTCTTTTATTTGTGGATAAAGACACCAAAAAACGGTTTATTCATCAAATGTATTGGCTGCCACGTGATAGTTTTGAAAAACGAGTTCAAATGGATAAGATTCCATATGATAAATGGCTAGAGCAAGGGCTATTACGTCTTTGTAACGGAAATAGCATAAATTACGGTGATATAACAGCATGGTTTGTGGAAATGCTCAACAATTACGGAATAACACCTTTGTGGGTTTATTATGACAGTTATTCGGCTAAGTATTGGGTAGAAGAAATGGAGCAACATGGCTTTAAAATGGTTAGATGCATTCAAGGAGCCAAAACTTTAAGTCTTCCTATGCAGCAGATGGGAGCCGATTTGCAAGCGAAAAAGATTAATTATAATAATTCACCTATTCTTAAATGGTGTTTAACTAATACAGGTGTGGAAACGGATCGTAACGGCAACATTGTACCAGTAAAAAATCAAGCTGCTAAGATGCGAATAGATGGAACAGCAAGTATGTTAGATGCTTATGTTGGTTTATTTGAGCATCATGATGAATTTTTAAGAGCCTTATAGGGGAGGGAGAATTATTATGGCTACAACTCAAAAAAAGGATAAGAAAATAACTCTTTTAACGGCAACATGGACAGAAGATGAAATGGGACAGCGAATTCCGGAATGGGAACCGTTACCCAGCGGCGAAAACATTTGGGCATATTATCGACAAGCTTCAGCAGATGAATTTTTTGGAGCGGCTGCAATTAAATACAAAATAGAGGCTATTTTTAAAATTAGATGGCGTAATGATATTGATCCAACTATGAAAGTGCGTTTTAGAGGTACTGATTATGGAATAACTCGAATTGATGACTTTGAAGGTAATAAACAAGACTTAGTTATATATGCTTATGTAATTAAATAGGGGGAATGGAATATGTCAACTGAAAGATTAGAAAAAGAATTAGATAAGGCTTTAGATGACTTTAGAGAAAATACTTTATTTAATGTTGAAACGTTTGACCAAGTACACGAAAATGAATATTTAACAAAGGATGATCTAGAGGAAATCAATCGACAAGTCTTTTATTGTCTACATGATTTTAAAAGTAAAATCGTAAAATTTCTAAAAGAAAATAACCGTTAATGATATGAAGAAGGGATGAGCGCAAAATTGCGCCCACCCTTTTTTATTGACTAACTATCGTCTCTAGTAAGTAATTTTCGCTCGTGAAATTTTAGGAGCGAAATGTATCGTGAGAAATGAAGAAGGAAAATCTTTGGAGGGTATCTCTCATATATTATTTTTTGGTCACATTTCGGTCACGAAACATATATAATCATTTACTTTTTATTTTCTTTTTTATCCTCTAAATTTAAAAAAACGTAGGGTTTACAGGTTTGGAAAAAGTCGTATTTCTTCTTATTTATATATCTGATGCATGGGCGGAATGATGTAATTCCGTTTGCCCTAAAAAACATCCATTTCTATATAGAAATGGATGTTTTTTTATGTTTTTTAGAAAAGGAAATGAATTTCTGTAGAATTTTGTCGCTTTCTCTCTTGACCATATTGATATTTCATTGTTAGAATCTAGGAAGATAATATAAAACGATCCTTCATATATCCTCAATGATATGGTTTGAGAGTCTCTACCGGGTTACCGCAAACAACCTGACTATGAAGGCAGTGTGTCTTATATTTATAAAGAGCGGAGACTATCTTTCTTTATAAAGCCAGACCCCTGCCTTTTCTTTGTTATGAGACTAGAGGCGGAGGACTGGCTTTTTTTATTATATTGGTAATGCTTTTCGCCAAATTGGTGAAAATATTTATATACGAGAACTAACGTTGGGGTGATTATTTTGAAGAAACAACACGATACAATTATCGTTTTAGATTTTGGAAGTCAATACAATCAGTTAATAGCACGTCGAATTCGTGAGTTCGGTGTATACAGTGAACTTCATCCACATACAATTACTGCAGAAGAAATTAAAGCAATGAATCCAAAAGGGATTATTTTCTCTGGTGGACCAAATAGCGTATACGGTGAAGGTGCATTACATTGTGATGAAAAAATCTTTGAACTAGGTTTACCAATCTTCGGTATTTGTTACGGTATGCAGCTTATGACGCAACACTTCGGTGGTAAAGTAGAGCGTGCAAATCACCGTGAGTACGGAAAGGCTGTTCTTAAAGTAGAGAACGAATCAAAATTATATGCGAACCTTCCAGAAGAGCAAGTTGTATGGATGAGCCATGGTGACTTAGTAACTGGTTTACCTGAAGGATTCGTAGTAGACGCAACAAGTGAGTCTTGCCCAATTGCTGGTATGAGCAATGAAGCGAAAAACTTATACGGTGTACAATTCCACCCAGAAGTACGTCACTCTGAGCACGGTAACGATTTAATTAAAAACTTCGTATTCGGCGTATGTGGTTGTTCTGAAGGATGGAACATGGAGAACTTTATCGAAGTAGAATTAGAAAAAATTCGTGAAACTGTTGGAGACAAAAAAGTACTATGCGCACTTAGTGGCGGTGTAGACTCTTCTGTTGTAGCAGTATTAATTCATAAAGCAATCGGCGATCAATTAACTTGTATTTTCGTTGACCACGGCTTACTGCGTAAAGGCGAAGCAGAAGGCGTTATGAAAACATTTAGCGAAGGCTTCCACATGAACGTTATTAAAGTGGATGCAAAAGAACGCTTCATGAACAAGTTAAAAGGTGTAGAAGATCCAGAACAAAAACGTAAAATCATCGGTAACGAATTCATTTACGTATTTGATGATGAAGCGTCTAAATTACAAGGTATGGACTTTTTAGCACAAGGTACACTTTACACAGACATCGTTGAAAGTGGTACAGCAACTGCACAAACAATTAAATCTCACCACAACGTTGGTGGACTTCCAGAAGACATGCAGTTCAAATTAATTGAGCCTTTAAACACGTTATTTAAAGACGAAGTACGTGTATTAGGATCTGAACTAGGAATTCCTGATGAAATCGTATGGCGTCAACCATTCCCAGGACCGGGTCTTGGTATTCGTGTATTAGGTGAAATTACAGAAGAGAAATTAGAAATCGTTCGTGAATCTGATGCGATTTTACGTGAAGAAATTATTAAAGCGGGCTTAGACCGTGAAATCTGGCAATACTTCACTGCACTTCCTGGTATGCGTAGCGTAGGTGTTATGGGTGACGAGCGTACTTACGATTACACAGTAGGTATCCGTGCAGTAACATCTATCGACGGTATGACAGCTGACTGGGCACGTATCCCTTGGGACGTATTAGAGAAAATCTCTGTACGTATCGTAAACGAAGTAAAACACGTTAACCGTATCGTGTATGATGTAACGAGTAAGCCACCAGCAACTATTGAGTGGGAATAGATGAATAAATAGCTGTGAACGTTGAAGTACCACGCTTTTAAACGATATTTTTAGAAGTGTGGTACTCATATGGAACTTTTTTGTTCCATTAAGTTATTTAACTTCTTTGCGACAGCATCATGCTTGTTTGGATACAGATGTGAATAAACTTGCAATGTCGTCTCGATTTTTTCATGGCCTAATCTTTCCGATATCAATAATGGGCTATATCCTAATTCGATTAGAAGAGATGCGTGTGAATGTCTAAGGTCGTGCACACGTATCTTTTTTATATTCGCTTTTTTTATTCCTCTTCTTAATTCATATAACACATAGTACTTAGAACAATCAAATAAAAAATCATTATGTTTAGGTTTGTATAATTTGTTTTTATATTTTACAATCAATGCACTTAGTGCCAAAGGGATATGAATAATTCTTTTACTTTTTGGTGTTTTGGGAGGATTTATGACAGTTTCACCATTCACCTTTTGAAGTGATTTTGTAATGGATATTGTGTTGCTTAATAAGTCTATGTCTTTCCATTGCAACCCTAATAACTCCCCGGAACGAATTCCTGTCCAAAAAAGTATAGAGAATATAACTTTACTTTCTTCTTTTTCTAATTGTTCGTAGAATAAATTGAATTCCTCTAACGTCCAAAAATTCATAGAATCAGCTTGCTTTTTTCCTATAGAGCCGACTACTTTTGAAGGATTGGCAGATAATCCGTAAAATTTTACAGCGAAATTGAGTATCGCATTTAATTGGTTATTAATTGTTTTTAGATATGTTTGGCTAAACCCTTGAGAAATTAGGGTGTTTTGCCATTTACGTATATGCATAGGTTTGATCTCATTTATGGCGATTTTTGAAAAGAATGGTAGTATTCTTGAATTAATAATATATTTTTTATTTTCGAAAGTATTTGGTCTAATGCGATGAACTATATCTTCCATGTATAATTCAACTAGACTAGCGAAACTCATATCGCTACTTTCATTATGTTTTTTATGGAATTCTTTTTCCCAGGCGACAGCATCGTTCTTTTTTTTGAAACCACGTTTTTTTTTCTGCTTCTTGTTTCCCTCGTAGTCGCGGTAAACGATTTTTACATAGTACGTTCCTCTTTCTTTGTCTTTATAGATAGGCATCCTTTCACAACTCCTTCCAAATAAGTTCAAAAATTAAATGTTTTATATTTCATGAACCGTTTAGGAACTCCATAAACACTTGCAATTTGTTCTATGGTGTATCCAGAACGGAGATAATGATAAACTTCATCATCAGGCATCAATAATTCAACAGCAAAAGTATTTGCTTCTACTTCTAATTTATCTGTGGAAAAGAGTGTCTGCTTATTAAGAAAAGCGGTATCTTCTTCAGGGTGTCTAACAGCATGACCTAATTCATGAGCACAGACATAGAGTTGGTAAAATTCTTCTAGAGTGCAATTGATATGAATAAGTTGAACGCGTCGACAGTAATGATAATATCCGTAGATATGTTGCAGGTCTTCAAATATTAATTCGATGTTTCTTTCTTTAGCTATTTTAAATGGATTGTTTGTGCCGTGTTCTTTTACTAGATCTAGTGCGTGTTGTTTTATGTTATCCTTCAACCCAAAGTCCTCCTTAATTTCTATATTTCTTAGGAGTGAATTTTTTCTTAGCTATTTCTCGCGCTAAAAGCATCGAACGTTCAAGTGAATCTTTTAATACCATCTTTGTGGCTTCGTCAAGTGGTTCGCCATCGAAAGCGGCAAAACCATTTTTGTCATCACCCAATCCATCTAACATTTTTTCTAATTGTTTAGCAATGTCTTTTTTGTCTTTTTCAGTTATTTGATAATATTTCCGATCTGATTGCTTTTTTTCGATAAGTTTATCTACATCGTACCCCATTAACCAAGCAGGGTTTATACCAAATTGTTTTGCTATAACTTCTATAGTAGTTAGTTTTGGCGCCATTTTACCACTACAATATCGGGATACGGTGGCTGCAGAAAGATTAATTCTTTCCGAAAGAGTATAAATTGTTTGGTTATTCTCAAGCATGATTTCTTTCAATCTGATAGGGAATATTTCTTTATTTAAAAGTTGCTTTTGTTCCATTTTGTAACAACCCCCTTTTTCGATTAGTATAAACAAGTTTGTTACAAAACGCAACAACAACAGAGGTGAAATCGACAAAAATGTTACGAAACGTATTGACAGTTGTTTTTTTTAAGGGTATTCTAGGGGTGAGTTACGAAACGTAACAATAACTGCGATTTATTAGAAGAGAGAGGGGTGATTATATGAACAAAAGACGTAAATATCCAGAATTAAAAGCTTTAAAAGGAAAAATAAGAGAAGAAAATTCTAGTTATAGGAAATTGGCTGAGGCGTTAGAGATAAGCACAACTACCTTGAATGATAAGATTAACGGTTACTCTGTGTTTGATACAGAAGAAGTAAATAAAATTGTGAATGAATTAAAAATAGAACCGAATGAGGTAATCCGAATTTTTTTTCCTCGAATGTTGCGTTTCGTAACTAACGGTGTTGCTTAACGAGGTGTGGTTGATGGATGTCTATAGATGTGAACATGTCATGGATTTGTTTAGTGTGAAAGAGACGAAAGCGCGAGAAATTATTAAACAGCTTAACAATGAACTAAAAGAAAAAGGTTATATCACGGTAGCCGGACGAGTGCCAATAGAGTATTTTCACGAAAGAACAAAAATACCTAAAAATAATCATGAATTACGGTAAGCGGGTTAAGTGAAATTAATCTTGATGTTGTAGATACAGAGGAGGTGAGTTGAATGAAAAATGGTAAAAAGCCAACAAAAAAGGAAAAAATTCATATTGAGTCATACAATCTTAATCCTGATATTTGGTTAATCTTCAAAAAAGTAAGTAATGAATTACATTTAGTACATCGTTATACAAATACAACAAAAGTAATTCCAAGTGCATAAATAGGAGGAAATAGCATGGATCAATTAACAACAACAAACGAGCTCCATATTTTAGGGAAACAAAACATTGCAGGTAACGAATTCACTGGAATCGAGGGTGGATTTGATGAAGGTAAGAAAGCGATGTTGGTGAAGGAAATTGCAAAAATTCATTATAAAGAGTTGAAGCATGTAAATGAATTAATTAATAAAAATAGAGCTCGATTTAAAGATGGTATTGATATTTTGGATTTAAAGAACGGTCGGTCTGAACGACTGTTAGAACAATTAGGATTCACTAATCGTGACATAACTATTAGTAAAGCGATCTACCTCCTCTCCGAACGAGGATACGCTAAACTACTAAAAATTCTAGAAGATGACACAGCATGGGAATTATACGATCAGTTTGTGGACGGGTATTTCAACATGAGAGAACAGAAACAAATTCCTACAGATCCAATGAGTATTTTAAAACTAACATTTGATGTATTAGAAGGACAAAAACAAGAACTCCAGCACATCAAATCAGATGTGGAAGACTTGCGGGAGAATGTACCACTATTCGCTGTTGAGTGTGATGAAATTTCTAATGCAGTAAAACGTTATGGCGTTGTATTACTTGGTGGTAAAAATTCTAATGCCTATCAAAATCGTGGATTGAGATCGAAAGTTTATAAAGACATTTACCGACAGTTATATAGACAATTTGGAGTGACAAGTCATAAAGCGATTAAACGTGGTCATTTGGAGTTGGCATCAAAAATTGTTGAAGAATATACATTACCAATTGTATTAAGTGAAGAAATCACTTTTGTGAATTCACAAATAAATATGGCGGAAGTTCAGTAGGAGGAGCAATCATGCAACAACAAATTTTAGTAATTGTTACGAGTTTATCCAGTACACCAAATGTTTTTGGATACAAAACAAAGGATGCCGCAAAAGAAGGAGTTCAAAAGTTGATTAAAAAAGGAACGAGTCCTAATTCAATTATTGTAGCTCAAGAACTACCTATGAACATCGATATTCAAGTGGATGTTGAATTTTAATAAGAAAGGTTTAGGTGAGAAAAGTAATGGAAGTCATGATTGATTTAAATACATTTGCTGATGGAGCACTTGCTGAAAGATTTCATCAAGAGTTTGAGCGTGTAATGGAAAATATGGCAGATTTAAATACTGATCCTAAAAAAGCAAGAAAGATTGTTTTAACCCTTTCGTTTGCTGGTGATAAAAAGCGTGATGTGTGGAATTGTCAAGTTCAAGCCACTTCGAAACTAGCGCCAACAGAAGCGGTAGAATCTAAGATTCTATTAGATATGGATCAAAACGGAAATTTAGTTGGTCAAGAGTTAGCTTCCGGGATCCAGGGACAGTTTTATATGGATCTACAGGGTGATGTGAAAACAGATGTTGGCCAACCTGTAGAAGAAGTAGAAGAAAAAGAACAAAATCAGGCTGCTGAGAAGCAAACAGTAGTAATCGATTATATGAAAAGTAAATCTAATTAAGAAAAGGGGAAATAAAAATGACTATGACAAGAGAAGCAATTGAAAAAGTATTAGAGATTGGAACGATTGAAACACATAAAATTGGGGAACAAACTTATTCAACACAACGATTACATCTTGTGCAAGAACCGACACCAGCAGAGATTACTGTTCGTAGTTTATCTGGTTTAGTAGGTTACGTGAAATCAGAATTTGACACAACAGAAGCTGTAATGATTCATATTGTAAACCCAACAACGGTAAGATGCTTTACTGCGGTTAATGGAGATAAGGCTAGAAGTACTTATATCGAAGCACAAGCATCCATTCCACGTTTTAATTTTGGAAGCTTTTATGACAGAGAAGAATTTAATATTGCATTGCAATCAGGTTTTGTACAAAACAATCATCGAGACATTGTTTTACAGGTAGTAGGTACGGTTGTAGAAAATGATGTTAAGGAAATTGGAGATGATGGTGTATCGCAAGCTGTAACAGTGAAAACAGGAGTTGCGAGTAGAGGGAATGCAAAAGTACCTAATCCAGTGCAATTAAGCCCGTATAGAACATTTGTTGAAGTGGAACAACCAGAAAGTAAGTTTGTGTTCAGAATGCGTGAAGGTGCACGTTGTGGTTTGTTTGAAGCTGATGGTGGGGCTTGGAAGTTAGAAGCGATGAATAACATTAAAGAGTATTTAAACGAAGCGTTGGCGCAAGAAATTGAGTCAAAAAAGGTGTTTGTTTTAGCCTAATGGATATTACAACGGTAGAAAGTACAACGAATGTCTGTATCTTTGGATTAGGGATTGTGATACTTGCGTATGGAGTTTATAAAGGTGGTACTTTCATTGAACAAAAGTTTGATGAAAGTGATCGCTTAGAAAGGGAGGCTTTAGATAATGGGAATAGAAAGCCGAGTTCTTTCGGAACATCTAGAAAAGGCTTTGGAATTAGAAGAGGAGCGTAGAGAGTGTATACAAAATCTGCATCTGTTATATAAACAAATGAACCAGGCAAATAAGGAAAGGAATAAAACTTTGTATCTTGAATTGCATAACGCTTATCAGAAGCAAAGTATAAGAGATTTAGAGATATCAAAGCAGTTATCAGCTATGTATTTTAAGAAACAGAAAAGTGATCGTGAAGCAGAAAGAGCAGAGGTTTTTCGTGTAGCAGATCGTCTTGAAAAGGTTGGTGGCAGAAAAGAAGTAGTTGAAAGAATTCGCAAGAATGCATAAGAGAAGAACCCGCTGCAACGGGTCCTAAAGAAAAAATAATAATACGTATTATAACAATTAATTGATGTTTTGGAAATAGGAGAGGTAGGAAATATGGGTATTTTTCGAGTGAAAAAGGATACAAATTATTCGGTTATACACAATACGCCTTTGCGCGATGAAAATTTAAGTTGGAGGGCAAAGGGGTTATTGGCTTACATGCTTTCTTTACCGGATGATTGGACATTTCATGCTACTGAATTAAGTCAACATGCCAAGGATAGCGAGAAAACAACAACAAGTACCCTAAAAGAGTTGAAAAAGGCAGGGTATTTGAAGAGATATCCAATCCAAAATTCAGAAACAGGGAAAATTTCACATTGGGAAACCATTGTTTATGAGTTACCAACCATAGATACCAAAAACCATAGGGTGGATAAACCACCTAATGGTGAAACCACTGAGTGGAAAAGCCACCCTATGGATGAACCACATGATGGTGAAACCACCGAGTGGACGAACCACCCTATGGAAAAATGCCGACTACTAAATACTAATTCTTTACTAAGTACTAATAATATACAAAATACTAATTATTATCATGATGATAATAAAGAATCGAAATCACATGTATTAGTCGATGAAGAATTTAAAGTCAGTTATAACTTTTTAAAAGGTGAAGGAATTCCATTAAGTGAAATTGCCATTACGGAATTAGGAGAGTTTTGTGATTCGTTTGGTAGCGAATTAATTAAACATGCTGCTCACAAAGCTATTGATGAAAATAAGCCAAAATGGAATTACATTAAGGCCATTTTGAAAAGCTGGGAAAAGCAAAAAGTAAAAACATTAGATGATGTTGCTGCATTAGATAGACGCTTTGAAATGAGTAAGAACAAACGATTGAATGGTTCGGGACCAGGTCGTTCAAATAGAAAAGAAATTGTTCCAGATTGGTTACGTGAAGATGTTGAGCCAACTAAAAAAGAAATTGAAAAGCAAAACTCGCAATCTATTGATGAAGAGCGTGAGAGATTGCAAGAAGTGCTAAACAAATATAAATCATAGGAGCGATTTACATGTTAAATCCATTTGAAGATGTAATTGGAGAAGAGTGTTATAAATGCGAAAATCCTTATCCTGAGTCTGATATGAGTAAAATATATATTTCTGGTTTGGAAAGGACTTTATGCAAGCAGTGTAGAGAGCAGCTTGAACAGAAAGTAAAAGTGTTAGATTTTCGTGTCATTCATGACGTACTAAAGGAATTAATAAAAGGATTCGGCCGTGAGAAAGTCCGTCAATTTGATTTAGTAACTGCAAAAAGATACGTGATTGACAACGTAGTAGATCTAACGATTGAAAAACGTGGTGGCAAGTTCAATCAAGAACTTTTAGGTGAATTTGTTTCCTTATCTACTGAAGAGTTAATCACAGTCATCGAATTTTTAATGAGAAAAATGAATCCTAATCTATGGATGAATGCTGTGATAGGGAATGTGTTAGATCAACAAATGATTATTACGCTTTCACCGATAGAAGGTGAATCAAATGACTGAACAAATCACAATAGATCATGATTTTATTTACGAGCCGCTCATAGATACATACATGGTAGATATTGTTACAGAATCAGGATTCAAATTAGAATTTTGTGAAGCTGAAACGAAAGAAGAGGCAGGATTAAAAATTCGTAAAAAATATCGTAAGAATTATAGTTTTAAGATTCGTAGTATTGAAGTTTCGAATAGATCGTTAAAAGAAATTCAAGAACTTAACTAACAATTGAATAGGAGAAGATACTCATGCGGAATCCATATGATTATTATATAACTCCAGAAGAATATGAGGCGGCTGCAAAGAATGGAATTAGTAATGAATTACTGACACGTAGGATTAGAAATTTGGGATGGGACAAAGAAATTGCAATGACAAAACCATCAAGATATAACGCAAATAGATGGAAAAACATTAAAGAAATAGCTTTGAAAAATGGTATCTCTCATTCAACTTATACAGCAAGAATAAAAAAAGGTTGGAGATTGATTGATGCAATCAGTAAGCCACCTATAGATAAGTATCAAGCATTAAAATTGGCGGAACAAGCCAATTCAAAATGTAAAAATAAAGTGTTAACTGATGGACAAGCGGAACAAGCTGAATTAAATGGTATTAGTTATAGTACGGCACGTGACAGAGTTAAACGTTTGAAGTGGACTGTAGAAGAAGCCATAACAACTCCAGTGTTAACACGATCAGAATGTGGAAAGAAGGCAAAAGAAGCTTCACCTTGGTCAAAGTTGGTTATACCATCAAGAGAAGAAATAATGAAGCGTAGAAAGCTAACTTATATAGCAAATTAGTTTGAATTCATAAATCTTGAATTAAGGAGAGATAGGGAATGAATTTACAAATTGATGAAAAGAATGTAGCTGCTGGTCAATGGGTTGTATGCGAATTGAAGGATAACAAAGTTATTACACAAGTGAAACGAGTGATTAAAGATACATTTAACAATAAAGTGGAATTATGGGGATCGTGGGGATGTGAAGGAGCAATACATGGTGATTGGGGCTACAATCATGCGAATAAATGTAGATATGCGACAGTTGAGGAAATCAACGCAGAAAGTGTAAGACGTGTATTTGCTCAAAAAGGACGTAAGCCAAACGAGTATCGCTCAGGTGATGTTGTAACGGATGATGTGTATGCATCTCGTGTTTTACACGTAATAGATGATAGAGCAACTGTACAAATCATGAACTCGCATCAAATATATGAGGTTGCAATAGATAATTTAGAAATTCTATTTTTCGCTGAAGATATGGCTGGATAAAGCAATTGCATAAATAGTTTGCTCTACTTCAAATAAAGGATAAGGAGATACATTTTAAATGCGATATGCAAGAGGCACTCAATATGGTTTATATGCATGCAAGGGTAACAATAAAGATTACAAATGGTTTAAAAAAGCTAGGAAAGGTATGGGAAATATAACTATTGAAGAGAACAAAACGTTATGGCCATACAACGAAAAACTTGATTCAACGTTTAATTGGGACAGAGTGATGGGAAGAGTTTGTTGGTCATTTGTGAATGGGGATACGGAAACTACCATGTTTGCACTCTTAAAATATACAAAAATACCACGCTGGATTGCTGTGAGGCTAAAGAGAAAGGAGTGATGCAATGTTCTCGTTATTTGTAGGAATTATAGTGTTTATCATGATGTTGTCATTTTTATGGATTGTAGCAGGTAAATTAGGAGTTTTTGAGTGTATTGGAAATGTAGTATTAAAAATTAAAAACATATTCAAGGAGGAAAAATAAAATGAATACAAAGAAAATCGTAGGTGCAGCAGTAGTAGGATTTAGTCTTTTAACAGGTGGAATTTTAACTGCAATGAGCGTAAAGGTGATTGACCAGGGACATGCAGGTGTTGTCTATAACAGAAGTACAGGAATTGAAAAGGAGACTTTAGGACAAGGGTGGCACTTAGTTTCACCATTTAAACGTGTAACAGCTTATCCTATTTCAACAGAAACGGTTAAAGTGGATAAATTCAGCGTACAAACCAAAGATGGTAAGCCTTTAACAGTGAGTCTATCTTATGATTACATGAATGATGCAGAGAAACTTCCTAAGATTTATAACAAGTTCAAAGGACAAGCTCCAGATGTGATTGAGAACGGGTGGTTGCAGACTCGACTTAAGAAAGCTACATTAAACGTTTTCTCTAACTATTCAGTTCTTGAGGTCTTCCAACACCAAGGGGAAATTAATGGAGCGATAGAAAAAGAGTTTAGAAAAATGGTAGACACTACTGGATTCTTAGTAGATTCCGTTACGTTAGAAGCGCCTAAACCAGACGCAAATACAGCGAAAGCGATTCAAGGAGTAGTAGACGCCCAACAAAACCTTGAAAAGGCAGAGATTGAGAAGAAGCAAGCTACAATCAATGCAGAGAAAGCCATTGAGGAAGCAAGAGGAAAAGCTGAAGCGAATGAGATTATTAAGAAGTCTTTAACTCCAGAAATTGTAGAAATTAAAAAGATAGAAAAATGGGATGGTAAGTTACCGCAAGTAAGTGGTGAAGCTAATCCGTTGGTTCAAGTTAAGTAAATTATATTCCCAGGACTTTCTGGAATGAGAGAGTCCTGGAATGTTATTAAATTGGAATTTTATTAGAACAGGAGAATGAGAGATGAAAAGTATCGATAAAGGATATATGAGCTTTGCAAGTGGTTTTATTGTAGGACCAACAATGCCAGAACGTGAAGGAGGATTTCGTCAAATTGATTGGGAATTATTAAAAGCTTTCATTGAAAAAAATAAAGAAGCTTTTCAATCTGTTGAAGCTGGGCTTGCTGAAGATTGGGGATGCACATCAGGAGAAGTTTGGAATAGCGATGAAGGATATATTCCACAAAATGATACGTATGTTTATGCTTCAAGTAGATGGGCAACACCTGCTGTTTCTGTAACTTATAAAGATGGTCGTGAGGAAACTTTTGAAATGTGGAAACAAGGTGAGGATTCGGATAGCTATTTTGAAGGGATTTAAGACGAAATCTTTATTTGAGTAGAAAGAGAGGGAGTATCATGGGTTACGCCAATAGAGGAATGTCATTTGAACTTTTATTAAACAATACATGCCGTATGTATAAAGCGGCAAATGTAGGAGTATTTAATAAGCGCCCTACACCAATAAAAGTGATAAAGACAGATAAGAAAGGCAATATAACTAAAAGTGCATGGGAAAGTAAATCTACAGTAGATTATGACGGTGTGTACAAAGGAAGAGCTGTTTATTTTGAAGCGAAATCTACTGAAAAAACCACGAGCTTCCCGTTAGATAATATAAGTAGGCACCAGATTGACTATTTAAAGGATACACAAGAACAGGGAGCACTTTGTTTCTTTTTAATAGAATTCAGAACGGATCAGGTTATTTATTTTGTTCCTGTTTCTGTAGTAGCAGAATACTATGAAGCTATGCTTTATGACGGAGGAAGAAAGTCTATTCCAAGAGAGGAATTTGAGAAAAGAGCGTATATAGTACCACAAACTAATAGAGCACCTGTTGATTATTTATATCATGTAGATAAGTTAGGAATGGTTACTATATGAGTCCAAAAGAGGTGAGGATGGAAATACTAGGATTAACAGATAATCATTGCCGTCAGTGTGACAATAAATGTTCTCGTGATTTTGTGTATTGTTGGACAAAGTGTGAAGTGGGGAAGAGATTGAATGAAATAGGGGTTGTTTTGGGTGGTAAAGTTTTTGTTAAAACATCCATACAAAGAACAGAAGACGAATGGAATAAAATTTGTGAAGAAACCATGAAACTTAAAGAACATGGAATGAAATATATTGAAATTGCTAAAAGGTTTAATGTGAGTTACGGGCATTTAAGAAAACAGTTAAATAAACGTAACATGAAGAAATGAGTTGACATGGTGAAAGAGGAAGCAGGTGAGCCAACCCTTGTTTGAATGGTTTAAAGATTATAAAAAGTTGGAAGATGAAATCATTTATTTAGAAAATAAATTGCATAGAAGTAAAAGAGAATTAATACGTTGGAGTGTTGGTGATTTATCAAAGTATAAGTTAACTGCGGATTCAGATGGTGCGAAAATAGAGGAACACATATCGGCTATAGAATATGAACTAGCGAATAAGATGAACGATCAGTACGACCTCAAAATATTAATTAGTAAGTTTGAAGGGCTAGAAAATAAAATTCTATTTGGTAAGTATGTGCAACGAAAAACGTTAGAATCTATAGCTAGGGAATTAGGCTATAGTAGTAGTTATGTATATCAGAAGCATGCTGAAATTTCTAGAAGGATAAAGCTCGCTGAGGAACTTACACTTTTCTTACAGTAAGTTTTACATATGGTATCTATTGAAAAAATGAATTATAGTAATAGCATAGAATTTTACGTAAGAGCGACTGGTGCATGGTTGCTCTTTTCTATTTTTAATAGTAACTGTAAAATTTGAATGGGTTGGTTACCGAATAAAGCTTTATGGATGTCTGTTTGAATGAACTGGCGTTTATAGGGCGAGTAAATAATTACAAAGAGAACTTTCGAATCTAATTGTGATTATGCAGGAATACAAAAATAATTAAACGGTCCATAAGGAGAGCTTTTGCTCTTCTTTGAGCTGATACGTGCCTATCTATAGTGTCGGTTCAAAGAAGAATAAAAAAATGAATATGAGTAACAAATAGCTTATATAAAAAAAGAGGACGCTTATATGGCGTCCTTTATGGTGTATTCTTTTTTTCTTTATATCCTAAATGCTTTTCTAATGCTTCTACAAGCATTTCAGAGAAATTGACATTTTGATTTGCTGCATGTTCTTCCAACCAAGAAGGAAGAGTAACATTTTTTCTTTTGTAAACTGTACTATCTTTTTTTCTAAGTGGTGGCATCCAAACATCGATTAAAATAGAGTATTCATTTGACTCTAATTTTGGTTTTAACCATTTTATTGACATTGGCTCTGGAAGTGTATCATTATCTTTCTCCATTTCAGATAAATGGAGTCCTAATGCTTCTCTAGCTTCTTTTAAAGCATCTTCTTGTGTATCGGCAAAAGATGTACAACCAGGGAGATCAGGAAAGTAAATACCAAAGCCATCAGAAGATTGTTCTAAGACAGCTGGATAAATATAATAGTCTTTTTTCATAATTTGTTTTTATAACGATTTCTTGTATAATTAGGGAAAGCAAGGGGCGGTTTATAACCAACCCGCTTGCTTATAGATTGAGCGAAGTGTACCTTTTGGAATATCCTTGCACGGATGTTTCACGGTTACTTTGCCAATCTTAGAAGGATGTTTGAACTGATGGTGGCTGCCTTCAATGTTCACTATAAACCATCCTTCTTTTTTTAACCTCTTAATTACTTCCCTACTTGAAATCGTTATTACCTCCTTTCAACTTTCTATACTTATTATAACACGCATTACAATGCGTATCAATAGATAAAGGTGAATTTCTCTGTTTTTTATATGTTTTTTTATGAATATATCAGTATATTGAGCACCCGATTTGGGTGCTTTTTATTATGTAAAAATTACATAGGTGGTGTTTAGCAAATGACACGACATTATTTAATCGGTACATTAGTTAATTGGCGTGAAAGTGTAGAAAGGTTTCACTACAACGAATCATTACAATGTTTAAAAAATGAGTTTCAATTAAGTTGTGAAGAGGCAAAAGAAATGTATGAAGATACAATAAAAGCATTTTGGTTATCTTTCTATAAGTGGTACGAATACAGACACCCGAAGTTACGAGAGTTATTAGGAGAATGGTAAAGAGTGAGCAAAGTGAATGGCTAAAGAATTTGCAAAGAAGTTTTATAAATCAACGGCATGGAAGAAATGTAGAAAGTCATATATAGCCTCAACATTAGATGGTATGTGTGAGCATTGCAAAGAAGTACCTGGATATATCGTTGACCATATAGTGGAGATTACACCAGTAAATATAAACAATCCGGATATCATATTGAACCATGAGAACTTACAATACTTATGCTTAAAATGTCATAACACTAAGACATTTAGTAAGTACAGTCCGATGAGGGAAGATGTAATGTTTAATGAGAACGGTGAATTAATTAGGAGGGATTAGAGATGCAGTGTAATGGTAAGGTGTTAAATAAAGAACAAGTAGACAAGATACAGTTCATGCTTAATAACTATTCTAATAAGGGAATGGATATTTGTACATGTGATGTAGAGCGGGTACTAAACAAACAATATATGAAACTAACAAAGCTAGAGAAAGCTATTGCTCTTAGCATAGTCTTTAATGCTATTGATACCAAGGAACTAGATGGACATGTAAGTAAAGAAAAATTATCGGATGTACTTAAAGTAATTGAAGCGTTAAAAGAAGAGATAGATGCAGATAAAGAGTTAGAAGAAGAAAAAGAAGCGCATCTAAATATAATTAATAAACTAATTGATAGTTTATTAGCAGAAAAGAATCAGGAACAAAAAGAACCAAGCCCCCCTTTCAAAAATAAATCAAGGCCCCTTAGGGGGACCGAGAGGGGAGCTTCATGTAACACACAGGTCATTTCTATAGGGGGTGTGGTCATGGAAGGAGTGAGATTTTATGAGCGATAATTTAGATATAGAAAAAGAAAAAAGAATTAAGCGAGAGATGACACGATTAAACAGTTTATTAAAGAATTTAGAGCCTAAGAAAAAGAGAGCAGTTTCTTCACTCATAAAAAACGCTGCTTTTATGGCTGTCACTTTAGAAGATCTGCAAGAAGATATTAATCAGAATGGTGTTACTGAACAATACCAAAACGGAGCAAATCAATTTGGAGTTAAAAAATCTTCAGCTGTTGAAGTATACAACACAATGATAAAAAATCATGTACAGGTAATGAAACAACTAACTGACTTGCTCCCGAAAGAACAGCCTAAAGAAGAGGATGATGGGTTTGAAGACTTCGTGAATAGAAAATGAGTAAGCAAGTAAAAAAACAGTATCCGTTAACTTATAATCCAATCATTGAGTATTACAATCAAATCGAATCTGGACAAGTAATTGTATCCAGTAAAGTTAGGCGGATATATAAAAAGCTTGTAGATGATGTGCATGATACTTCCTCTGTATTTGAGTACGATGCAAATAAAGCGAATCACGTAATAGAATTTATTGAGAATTTTTGCAAACACTCAAAAGGAAAATGGGGAGGTAAATCGATTGAATTAGAGCTTTGGCAAAAAGCATTTTTAGCAGCTTCTTTTGGATTTGTTCATAAAATTGATGGAACGAGAAAGTATAGAGAAGTACTCTTAATTGTGGCTCGTAAAAACGGAAAGTCAACAATCGCTTCTGGAATTGGTTTGTATTTACAAGTTGCCGATGGTGAACCAGGTGCAGAAATATATGCAGTTGCTACTAAATTAGACCAAGCAAAATTAGTTTGGTTAGATGCCAAAAGGATGGTTAAGAAATCCCCCGTATTATTAAAACGAATTAAACCGCTTGTTCGTGAATTAAATGCAGATTTTAATGATAGTACGTTTAAACCTTTGGGAAGTGATTCAGAAACACTTGATGGTCTTAATGTTCATGGAGCGATGATGGATGAAATACATGCTTGGAAAGATAAGAATCTATATGACGTTATAGTGGATGGTACTTCTTCAAGGGAACAACCAATGATATTTATGATTACAACAGCTGGAACCATTCGTGAATCAGTTTATGATATGAAATATGAAGAAGCCGAAATGCTTTTAAATGGTTTGGACGATCCAGACGGCTATAAAGACGATCGCTTTTTACCAATCATATATGAGTTGGATAAAAGAGAGGAATGGACTGATAATACTAAATGGACAAAAGCTAATCCTGGTTTAGGTACGATAAAAAAGATAGACCAACTTGAAACAAAGGTAAACAAAGCGAAAGCAAATTCTTTGCTAGTTAAGAACTTACTAACAAAAGATTTTAATATCCGCGAAACAAGTACAGAAGCCTGGTTAACATTTGAACAATTAAATAACAAGGCTACCTTTGATGTAGCAAAATTAAAGCCTTCTTATGGGATTGGCGGTTGTGATTTATCTTCAACAACTGATTTAACCGCAGCGAAGGTTATTTTTATGCTTCCAAACGATCCGCATGTCTATGTATTACAAATGTATTGGCTTCCTGAAGATTTGCTTGAACAAAGAAGTAAAGAAGATAAGATTCCATATAATTTATGGGCAGAACAAGGAATATTGAGAACAACACCAGGTAATTCAGTTCATTATAAATTTGTAACACAATGGTTCTTAGAAGTCAGGGATGAACTCGGTATTTATATTCCGTGGATCGGTTATGATAGATGGTCCGCAAAATATTGGGTGGAGGAAATGGAAGGCTACTTTGGTAAAGAAGCAATGATTCCAGTTGCCCAAGGGAAACAAACTCTTTCTAGCCCTATGAAATTATTAGGAGCAGATTTAGAGTCTAATTTAGTAAATTACAACAATAATAGCATTGATAAATGGTGCTTATCGAATACAGCCATTGATGTGGATAAAAACCTGAATATACAGCCGAACAAAACAAATAATCAACGTAGAAGGATTGACGGAACCGCAGCGCTTTTAAATGCATATGTTGTGCTTCAAGAAAAACGTAATGATTACTTAAATATGATTTGAGGGAGGTGAGGAATTGGGGTTATTCAACAAAATATTCGGTAGAAAACAACCGCCTACTACGACCCGTTTTGAAATGATAAACGATAATGGAGGGGGCTTTTTCTCGTGGAATGGGAATATCTATCAAAGTGATATTATTAGGGCCTGTATACGTCCTAAAGCCAAGGCTGTTGGTAAATTAATAGCAAAGCATATACGAGATAATACAAATGAATTTAAAGTAAATCCAGAGCCGTATATTAGATTCATTTTAGAAGAACCGAATCCATTAATGACAGGTCAAATATTCCAAGAAAAAATGACTGTACAGCTAGAGCTGAACCATAACGCCTTTGCATATATCAAACGAGATGAATTAGGAGTTCCAATTGAAATTTATCCTTTGCCATGTGTAACTGTAGAAGTTGTAGAGGGAGCTCAAGGTGATATTTTTCTTACTTTTTATTTTAAAAATGGGAAGAGAATGACCGTTCCTTATGTCGATGTTATCCATCTTAGAAAAGATTTTAACGAAGATGATTTCTTTGGTGAACATCCAGGTAAAGCTTTATCTTCCTTAATGGATATTGTTACAACTACCGATCAGGGAATTGTGAAAGCAATTAAAAATAGTGCAGTGGTGAAATGGATATTAAAATTTAAATCGGTTTTAAAGCAAGAGGACATCGATGCACAAGTTCAAAATTTTAAGAGAAATTATTTGAGTATTGATAATGAAAATGGTGGAGCAGCTTCATCTGATCCACGTTATGATTTAGAACAAGTTAAACCAGAAGCATTTGTTCCAGATTCAAAACAAATGCAAGAAACAACACAGAGAATTTATAACTTCTTTAATACAAACGAAAAAATCATTCAAAGTAAATACAATGAGGATGAATGGAATGCTTACTATGAATCTGAAATTGAACCGTTAGCGATGCAACTTTCTGGGGAATTTACCAGGAAGTTTTTTTCACGTAGGGAACGTGGCTTTGGGAACAAAATTATTTTCGAAGCAGCAAGCCTTCAATATGCTTCTATGCAGACTAAAATGAATTTAGTTCAAATGGTTGATAGAGGAGCAATGACACCGAATGAATGGCGTTCTATTCTCTCTGTAGGTCCAATTGAAGGTGGCGACAAGCCGATTCGAAGACTAGATACAGCGTTAGTTAAAGACGGAAATACAACTGTTAAAGGAGGTGGGGATAATGGACAAGACGGAAACAAGGGAAATAGTAACACAGAAGATTGAAATTAGAGAAGATGATAACGGAAATCGGACACTTATAGGCTATGCAGTAAAGTGGGAAAAGAAATCCGTAGTTATGGGATATTATCGTAAGTTTCGTGAGCAATTTAAAAATGGAGCATTCACAGAAACATTACAAAATGATGACCAACGTTTTTTATGGTCTCATGATACATCTAAAGTGCTGGGAAGAACAAAGAATAATACGTTACGTTTGAGCGAGGATGCCGTGGGCTTACGCTTTGAATTGGATTTACCAGATACAACTCTAGGTAATGACACTTACAAATCTATTAAGCGTGGAGATGTAGATGGTGTTTCGTTTGGGTTTAGCATGATAAGTGAAGAAATCCAAGAACCAGATGATGATTTGATGCTACGAACTGTTACAAAAGCAAAACTATTAGAAGTTAGTGCAGTAGCTTTCCCAGCATACCCAGATTCAGAAGTAAGTGCTAGGGGATATGATCCTTATAAACATTTTACAGAAGAAAAAAAGCGCTCGGAAAAGCGCAGAAGACTATATTTACAAACATTATTATAAAAGGTGGACTTTGAACATGAATAAAGAACAATTATTAAAACGTAAATCTGAAATCAGTGAATTATTAAGTGATGAAACTCGCTCTATTGATAACCTTGATACAATTGAAACAGAATTACGAGATATTAATAATCAGTTGGCAGCAATTGAGAAGCGTGAACAACTTTTAAATGAAGCACGTTCTATCAATGAAGGAAATGCAACTGGTGCTAATAAGATTGAAACATTTAATACGGATTCATCAAATGAAAAACGTGAACTTGGTACAAATACAGTTGAATATCGTAATGCTTTTATGAATTACGTATTACGCGGTGAAGCAATTCCAACTGAATTACGTGCAAATGCTGTTACGAAAACAAGTGACATCGGTTCTGTTATCCCACAAACAGTATTAGATAAAATTATCGAAAAGATTGAAGCAGTAGGAATGATTCTACCTTTAATTACTCGTACAGCTATTAAAGGTGGCGTAACAGTACCAACTTCAGCAGTTAAACCAGTCGCAACATGGGTTGCTGAAAGCTCTGGAAGTGATAAACAAAAGAAAACTACAGGAAGCATTACTTTCAACTATCATAAATTACGTTGTGCCGTAGCGGTTTCTCTTGAAGTAGAAACAATGTCTCTTGCGGTATTTGAAACAACATTAATTAATAATATTGTGGAAGCTATGACAAAAGCGATTGAACAAGCGATTGTTAGTGGTGATGGGTCTGGTAAGCCAAAAGGGATTCTAGCGGAAACACCTGTTGACGGACAAGCATTAGATGTTGCGAAAATTAACTACAAAACGTTAACAGATGCAGAAGCGGCTTTACCACTTGAGTATGAAGCAAGCGCGATTTGGACGATGACGAAAAAGACATTTATGGAATTTTCGGCAATGACAGATGCAGACGGCCAGCCGATTGCACGTACAAATTACGGGATTTCCGGTAAACCAGAACGCATTTTATTAGGTCGTCCAGTTGTTCTATGTAATTATGTTGATAGTTTCGCAACGGCTACTGAAGGAACAACATTTGCATTCTTATTTAATTACAAGGATTATATTCTGAATACAAACTACCAAATGGGTGTTAAGAAATATGAAGACAATGAAACTGACGATCAAGTTACAAAGGCAATTATGATTGTGGATGGTAAAGTAGTAGACAAAAACTCTTTAGTTGTTTTAAAAAAAGCTCCAGCAGCTTAATAAAGGAGTGATACAATGAATCATTTAGTCTTGAATGCTTTCATTGATAAAGAAACAAAAGTTGGATATTCAAAAGGCGATATGTACGAGTCAAATGATTCGGAACGTGTTGCCTTTTTAATTGAAAAAGGATTCTTAAAAGGAAATAAAGAGATTTCTACATTCCCTAAGCATACTGGCGGTGGATGGTATGAATTATCGAATGGTGAAAAAGTGCAAGGGAAAGAGGAAGCGATGTCAGCTGAACAATCATTGAGGGGTAACGAATCATGATTTTAAAAGATATAAAAAAGGCATTGCGCATTTCTCATGATGCCCTTGACGATGAAATAAACGATGCAATAGAGGCAGCTCGACACGATTTAATGTTGTCGGGTGTTTCTTCTATTAAAGCGAATAATGACGATGATCCGTTAATCAAAAGAGCGATAAAAGTATATTGCAAAGCAGAATTTGTTGCTGAAGCTAAAGAGGCTGAAAGATTCCAGGCATCGTATAACATGTTAAAAAATCATCTCACTTTAGCAGGTGATTACAAATGAATGATATTGTATTCTTTCCAGTTGTAACGACTACTACAGATGATTTAGGTCAAATAGAAGTAGCGGAAGATTTTACAAGACAAGTATTTTGTGAGAAAAAAAGTGTTTCTCAAAATGAATTCTTTCAAGCGGGCCAAAATGGTTTTAAGCCTAAATGTGTATTAATTGTTTACACATTGGATTATCAAGAAGAACAGAAAGTACAGTATCACAAAAAGAAATACAACATTTATCGCACATATGAAAGAGACGATGAAAGAATTGAACTCTATTGTGAGGTGAAGACAGGTGGCTAATATTGATGAATTATCCAATGAAATTGCTAGAGAACTACAAAGATATGCCAATGTAATTGAGGAAGACATGGAAGTTGCGAAGGAAGAGGTAGCGGATAATTTAGTGGGTGAATTAAAGCAAAAAAGTCCTAAAAATACAGGTAGGTATAGTAGAGGTTGGCGAAAAAAGAAGGATGGAAACGCGATTATTGTTCATAATGCTTTAAAACCGCAGCTTACTCATTTACTGGAGAAAGGTCATGCGAAGGCAAATGGTGGACGAGTACCAGCAAAGGTTCATATTGCACCAGCTGAAGAGCATGCGATTCATGATTTTGTTGAACGTGTTGAAAGGGCGATTGGGCAATGACATTAGGTGAATTAAAGAAAATTCTTGAGGCTACAGGTTATCCTGTGGCTTATTCGCATTTCACTGAAACACCAGGTGTTCCCGTACCTTTACCACCTTATGTTTGCTACTTTGTAGATGGATCACCTAATATGGCCGCTGACAATAAGGCCTATCACAAAATAAATGATGTAAATATAGAACTTTATACAACTAAGAAGGATTTAGTTGCAGAAGCCAAGCTAGAACAAGTCCTTGACGATCATGAAATTCCTTATGATTCGTATGGAACTTTTATTGAATCTGAAAAACTATTTCAAAAAATATATGAAACGAGGTTGTTGTAAATGAATGAAAACAAGGTAACATTCGGTTTAAAAAATGTACATTACGTGCCATTAGATATTAAGGATTTTTTAGTTACATTTGGTACGCCAATTCCATTACCTGGTGGAGTGGAACTAACATTTGAGCCACGCGGTGATTTAATTGAATTCTATGCGGATGACATGCTTTATTACGCAGCAAGTAATAATCAGGGTTACGATGGAACATTAAGTATTGCTACTATCCCAGAAAAATTTGCTATTGATGCACTTGGTGAGGAATTAGACGAAACAGATGGTGTATTGAATGAATTGGCTGATGCAAAAGGAAAACCATTCGCATTATTATTTGAGTTTGATGGTGATGTCAATGCAACTCGACATGTTATGTATAACTGTTCAGCAAGTCGTCCAACACTTGCATCTAAAACAAAAACAAGTTCAGCTGAGCCAAATACAAATGAACTGAAGTTTGTTTCTAGTCCAATTATTTTAGCACCAGGGGGAAGACCTATGGTTAAAACAAAAACAACATCTAAAACAACGCAAGAAATTTACAAAAATTGGTACAAAGAAGTGTACGTTAAAAAACCAGCAGCACCAAAAGGAGCGTAATAGTAAATGGAAAAGACAATTACAATAGATGGAAAACAAGTCCGATTAAAAAGTACAGCAGCTACTGTTAAACGATATAAAGCACAATTCAGACGTGATTTATTTGCTGATATGTTTAAGTTAGGGATTTTGTCTCCTTCAAATCCTCAAGAGGGTTCACTAGCTACTATTGATTTAGCAAATATCGATTCAAGTAAACTGGATTTTGAAGTTATTTATGATTTAGTTTGGTTATACGCGAAAACAGCAAATCCAGAAATTGCCGAGCCAATTACATGGTTAGACGGTTTTGATGAATTCCCTATCTCAGAGATTATTCCGGAAATTATGGATATGATTCAAAGTACAATGGGCGCAAAAAAAAAATAAACAAAAGTAATGGAGAGCAAGGGACTTTCAGTGATGAAGAATTAACCGCTGATACGTTCCTTGCTCTTTGTTATAAAGCGAAATTAACGCATTGGGATTTGGAAGTTATGACAATTGGTGATTGCTTTGATTACATTGCTGAATTCGCTGAAATGGAGAATCCAGACAAAGAAAAAGTAAGAAAAGCAAACCAAAAAGACTTTGATTCATTCTAAGAAAGGGGTGAGAAAATGGCAGGAAGAATTAAAGGTATTACGATTGAAATTAATGGTGAAACCACAGGTCTTCAAAACGCTTTAAAAGATGTAAATAAGCAGAGTGACAACTTGGCCAAAGAATTAAAAGATGTAGAACGTCTTTTGAAATTCGATCCTGGTAATGTTGAGGCACTTTCTCAAAAACAAAAATTACTTACACAACAAATAGAAAATACAACGCAAAAGCTAGATAAATTGAAAGCAGCGGAACAACAAGTACAAGCACAATTCCAAAACGGAAAAATTTCTGAAGAACAGTACCGCGCGTTTAGGCGTGAAATTGAATTTACACAAGGATCACTTGATGGGCTGAAAAATAAGCTTGGTAATATGAAATCTGAACAAGAGAATGTAGCGAGTTCAACAAGACAATTAGAAACATTGTTTAGTGCTACAGGAAAAAGCGTTGATGATTTTGCAGGCGCATTAGGTAATCGTCTTGTAAATGCAATTCGAAACGGTACAGCAACAAGTAAACAATTAGAACAAGCAATTGGAATTATTGGACGGGAAGCATTGGGAACAGAAGCTGACATAGAAAAATTACAACGGGCTCTTCGATCTGTGGATGCTGGAAATTCAATTCAACAAGTTCGAAACGAGTTAAGGGATTTGCAACAAGAGGCTGAGAGAACGGAGAAGAAGTTTGAAGGGCTCCAAGTAGGACTCGAAAACGTCATTGGTGGGTTGGCAGCTGGTGGTGGAATTGCAACCGCAGTTGAAAAAGCGATGGATATATCAAAGTTAAAAACAAAAATTGATGTATCTTTCGAAGTGCCGGAGTCATCTAAAAAGACAGTTGAAGAATCAGTAAGGGCTGTTACTGCGTATGGTGTTGACATAGATGAAGCTTTAGAAGGAAACCGTAGGCAGTGGGCATTAAATAAAGATGCTTCTGACGAAACAAATGCAGCCATAGCTAAAGGTGCCGCTGGTATTGTAGCGGTTTATTCTGATATTGATTTTACCGAATTGATACAGGAAGCGAACGAAATTGGGGCAACTTTAGGAATTACAAATGAGGAAGCTTTAGGGTTAGTTCATACTCTCCTTAAAACAGGTTTTCCACCTGAGCAACTAGATATTATTGCTGAATATGGCGACCAAATGATGCAGGCAGGGTTTACAGCAAAAGAAGTACAAGGAATTATGTCGGCTGGAATTGATACGAAAACGTGGAATATTGATAATCTTCTAGACGGTGTCAAAGAAGGACGTATCAAAATGGCGGAATTTGGTGCGGGTGTAGATAAATCTATGCAAGAGGTTTTAGATAAAACAAAGATTTCAGCTGACCAGTTTGAAAAATGGGGTCAGGCGATTGCTGGTGGCGGTGAAAATGGACAAAAGGCGATGCTTGAAGCAACCAAGGCTTTAGCTGGTGTTGAAAATGCTACAGACAGAAATGCACTTGGCACGAAGATGTTCGGTACTCTTTGGGAAGACCAAGGAAAGAAGATCATTGATACCATTTTAAAAGCAGAAGGAAAACAAGTGGATCTAAAAAAAGGTGTAGAAGATTTAAATAACACCACCTCTAAATTAGATGCGTCTCCAGCGGCTAAAATGCAAAAAGCAATGAATGATTTACAGAAGGCGCTTGAACCAGTGTTATTAGTGATAGCAGACCTTGTTTCGAAATTTGCAGAATGGGTTTCTAATAATCCAGAATTAGCAGCAACGTTAGCGGCTATTGGTGTTGCTATTGGTGTAATTTCTGGTGCGGTTATGGCACTTGCTCCTATCGTTATGGCGGTCATGGGTCTGTTTGGTATCGGGGCAGGACTAGCAGCCACGTTTGTTGCTGTAGTTCCTATTATTATAGGGCTTATAGCAGCTATAGGAATTGCAATTTATAAAAATTGGGACGATATCCAAAAATGGACCATGGAGGTATGGAATTCAATTACAGAATTTCTAACAGGAATTTGGGAAGGCATATCCCAATGGGCAACAGAAACATGGGAAAGCATTAGTGAATCTACTTCTTCAGCATGGAATGCCATTAAAGAATTTTTAACAGAACTATGGAATGGAATCATGGAGTCTTTATCTGAAACATGGAATTCGATTGTTGAAACTACTACGGAAACATGGAATTCGATTGTAGAGTATTTGACTGGAATATGGGATGGAGTAGTTGAAACATTATCGGAAGTTTGGAATGGCATCAGTCAAACTACTTCTGAAGTGTGGACAGCGATTAGTGAGTTTTTCATTAACACTTGGAATGGGCTAGTTGCCTTTCTAACTCCTATCTTACAAGGAATTGCTGATTTCTTCTCCATGATTTGGAATGGCATTTCCACAGTGATTCAAACTGTATGGGGTTTTATTACTCAATACTTACAAGCAATTTGGACGGCTATTTTATACTTTGCTACGCCAATATTTGAAAGTATCAAGAATTTCATTTCTGAATGTTGGAATACCATTAGTTCTACTACAAGTTTTGTATGGGAAACAATTAAGAATTTCTTAGTTTCTTGTTGGAATGGACTTGTAGCGTTTGTTATGCCGATTTTTGAAAAAATCAAGTCCTGGATCATTGCTGTGTGGGATACAATCAGTTCAGCAACAATGTCTGTATGGAATGCTGTTAAGAATTTCTTACAATCATGCTGGAACGGGTTAGTAGCTTTTGTAACGCCAATATTCACCTCAATAAAAGATTGGATTGTGAATACATGGAATACGATTAGTTCCACAACAAGTGCAGTATGGAATACGATTAAAAGCTATCTATCTAGCTTATGGAATGCAATTGTTTCCACAGCGAGTTCTGTATTCAATAGCATCAAAGAAGCCATTTCAACGGTTTGGAACATGATTAGTAGCACGAGCAGTAGTATTTGGAATGGTATTAAATCTACACTTTCAAACATTTGGGAAGGTATCAAGTCAACCGCATCTTCTGTCTGGAATGGATTAAAAGAAGCCATTATGACTCCTGTTCGTTGGGTAACAAATGCGGTTAGTGGAGCATTTGAAGGTATGAAATCAGCAGTATTAGGCGTATGGGATGGTATTAAAAGTGGTATTCGTACAGCTATCAATGGAATTATTCGTATCATAAATAAATTTATAGATGGCTTTAATACACCAGCAGAATTACTAAACAATATACCAGGAGTTAGCGCGCCGACTATTCCGCATGTACCAATGCTTGCGAAAGGTGGAAAACCTGTAGGAGATGGCTCATTTATTACTGGAGAAAAAGGCCCCGAACTGTTTACTAAAAGAGGGAATTCTATCACAGTTACACCGTTATCTTCAAAAGAAAGATCTCTCGGTATCACTGGAACTATGAATCAACTAATGAGTGATATGAGCCGGATGATGGCTAGTTCAATGAGTCAATTATCAGGGTTAAAGAGTGTTATGAGTGGTGTGTATGGGAATATGTCAAATAGTAGACAAGCTATGGCAGCTAGTGTTGCGAATCCAGTGATTAATTATTCTTCAGGATCATCTGGCGGTGGAGTCATTCCAATGCTTGGTGGAGATTTAGTTATTGAAGTACCTGTTAATTTAGAAGGAAGAGACGTGGCACGCGGTACTTATCGCTATACAACCGAGTATCAAGAAAGAGAAGCAAAAAGAAACTCAGACTTTTAGGTTTGGGTTTCTTTTATTTTATAAAGAAACGGGGTGTCAAAATGAGCTCTTTTACATTCAACAATCAACGAAAAGAATATATCCAAATAGAAAAAGGATGGAGTCCACCAACATGGGCGCCTTTAAAACGTAATTTCTTAAAAACACCTGGATATCCAGGCGCGAGATTATTAGGAATGGAAACAGATCCTCGTCCACTTCCTGTTCCTGTGGGAATTATCGTTCCAGATGGAACAAATTTAGAAACGTTAAAAGAAGAAATAGCAGCTTGGTTAATTACAGAAGAAGCAGTTGAGCTAGTTTTTGATGCAACTCCTGATAGAACATATTTAGCTGTGATTGATGAAGAGTTTGATCCTGATGATTTCGTTACGTTAGGTAAAGGCACTTTGAAGTTTATTTGTCCGATGCCTTATAAATTAGGACCTACTCGAACAGTAGATTTTCAAACAGGTGCGCTTGGGTTAACGGCAAATGTTCAAAACAAAGGAACTGTTCATTCTAATCCTATTATTGAGATTGACATTACGAAACCAAACACTTTTTTAGATGTATGGTTTGAAGATAAATATGCAAAGGAAACGGATTATTTCCGTATTGGAATGCCATTAAAAATGGAGCAATTGCCTGTAGAAAGAAATCAACGTCTTATATGGGATGAAATGTCTACAACTGTAGGATGGAGTAAGGTTAGTTCTATGGAAGATGGGAATCCAGTTGGTGAAATGAAAACAGATAGTTACCAATTCTATTGTTCGGACTATGGATCAGGTAATGGATGGCATGGCGCAGCTGTTAAGAAGAGTATCCCTGGTGGGCCAGTACAAGATTTTATTATGCAAGCCCACGTTACATGTAAAAGTAAAACGATTAATGAAATGGGACGAGTTGAGATAGCGATACTCGATGAAAACAGCAAAGTTCTTTCAAAAATTGCCATGAATGACCTCTATTGGCAAGCTGAACAAAATTTTGGAACGATGGTAATTGGATATGATAATAAACCTGGAAAAACAGGTTTAATTTATGAGAGTGGTGATTATCCGAATACATGGAATCAGTATTATGGCAGGTTGTGGATCGCTAGAACCGGTAACGATTGGGAGGCTTATATTTCAAAATTTCTTCCTGGAACAGAAAAAGATGATTCAGAACGCTTTGCAAGGTGGACTGATAAAGACAATAAACATATGGAAAAAGCAGCTCAAATACAGATTAGTATCATGCAGTGGCAAGATGTTCCGCCAGTAGAAGCGATGACAGTTTCTGATTTGAAATTTTGGAAAGTGAATTTAAATAATCAAAATACACCGCCTTATATAGTCGATGTTGGTGACAAAGTCGTGATTGATACAGAAAACAGTCGTGTCAGTATTGAAGGGAAAAACGCTATTAACATAAAAGATATTTTTAGTAATTTTCCTGTTATCAATAAAGGTATGAATAAACTTGAAATTATTCCTTCTGATATAGGAACAGCAAAGGTGAAATATAGGGAGCGATTTAGATGAGGACACCAAGTGGGATACTTCATGTTGTTGATTTTCAAACAGAACAAATTGTTTCTACTATCCAATCTAAAGATTATTGGGATGATAAACGGCATTGGGAAATCAAGAACAATATTGATAAGTTTGATTTTACAACGGCTGATGGTACAGAACAAGCAGCTACACTCTTGCAACAAAACTTAGTGTTAAAAGAAGTGCGTAGCGGTGTTATTGTACCGTATGTAATTACGGAAGCTGAAAAAGTTTCTAATGATAGATCCGTAATTACTTATGCATCTGGTGAGTGGATTTTATTAGCAAAAGCAGGTGTTATCAATCCTCAACGAATTGAAGGGAAAACGGTCAATGAGTTTATTGACATAGCTTTAACAGGGACAAAGTGGAAACGAGGTCGTACAGAATACTCTGGTTTTCATACAATGACTATCAATGAACCTATAGATCCGCTTAAATTATTAAAGGATATCGCTTCTCTTTTTGATTTGGAAATTGTGTATCGTGCTGAAGTTGTTGGTAATCAATTCGTTGGTCGTTATGTGGATATGATTAAGAAGCGTGGTCGAGAAATAGGTAAAGAAGTAACTCTTGGTAAAGATTTAATGGGAATCAAACGTATTGAAAACTCTCAAAATGTCTGTACAGCGCTTATAGGGTTCGTTAAAGGTGAAGGAGATAAGATAGTTACAGTTGAGAGTATTAATAATGGTCTGCCGTACATCGTAGATAATGATGCGTTCCAGCGCTGGAATGAAAAAGGAAAGCATAAATTCGGATTCTATACTCCAGAGACAGAACAAGATATCACTCCAGGCCGTTTAATGACTCTTATGAAAACGGAGATGAAAAAACGTGTAAACACATCTGTTTCTTATGAAGTTGAAGCACAATCAATCGGTCGTGTGTTTGGATTGGCACATGAGTTAATTAATGAAGGTGATACAATCCGAATCAAAGATACTGGATTTACACCCAAGTTATACCTTGAAGCACGAGCAATCGCTGGAGATGAGTCATTTAAAGATCCGATGCAAGATAAATATGTATTTGGTGATTACCGTGAAATTGTTGATCCAAACGAGGAATTACGCAAGCTCTATAATAAAGTCCTGGCTTCATTAGGTAGTAAACAAGAAATTTTAGATCAGCTAGATAAGTTGGTTAAAGAGACTGCTGAAAAAGCAAATGATGCTCAAAAAGAATCTGAATCCGCTAAGAAAATTGCTGAAAAGGTTCAGGAAAACCTGAAAAATAATACGGTAAATATTGTTGAAGCTAAAAACCCACCAATTGATAATCTTATAGTAGGTAAAACATTATGGCGAGATATTAGTAACGGTAAACCTGGTATTTTAAAAGTGTGGAATGGTAAAGGGTGGGAGCTTCTTATTCCTGATGTGGAATCTATTAAAAAAGATACACTGGAGCAGGTTAATAAGGATATTAAACTTACAAAAGAAGAATTAAATAAGAAAGTGGAAGAAGCGCAAGAAGAAGCAACTGGGCAATTTAATACAGTAACAGAGGGTCTTTCAAAAGTTACAAGAACTATTTCTGATGTACAAAGAGATCAAGGTGAAATTGATAAAAAAGTAACTCAGGTTGAACAGGATTCTGAGAAATTTAAATTGTCTATTGAAACATTAACGAAAAATAGTACTGATACTACAAGTAAAATCAATACATTAGAAAGTGATGTGGACGGAAATAAGAAAGTTATTTCAGCAGTTAAAGAAAGTGTAGCGAACATTAATGACGATGTAAGAAACTTGTTAATCGGTTCTAAATCTTTTGATGGCGCTTTGACCTTTGCGCAAGCAGACAATCGTTGGTGGCTTAAATCAGCAGATAAAGTTAAAATTTCGAAGGATGTTTTTCAAGGTAATGCAGTCGTAGAAACTCAAACATCATGGACTGCTTTAGCTTATAACTTCAAGGATTTAGTAGATCGAAAAGTTGTAAAAGTAGGAGATAAAGTAACCTATTCAATTTTTACTCGTGTAAAAGGTTTGCCGAATGGCCAAGATCTACAACACACTTTCTATTTTGCTGCAGGTGCTACTGGCATCCGTCCAAATAAATCTACTAATCAATGGCAGCGTGTAATTGTTTCATTCGTAGTGACAGTGGGTATGATGGCATCAACGGGAACGGATAACGAGAGTCATTTTCGTATAGAACCTGACGTAAATCCTCCTGCTGGTTGTTGGTATCAGCAGAGTTCACCACAATTGACTATAGGCAGTAAAGATTATTCGTGGAGACCTGCTCCTGAAGATATTGCAGATGGTAATGTTTTCACCAAGATAACAACCGAAATCAAAGAAGAGGCTGGGAGAATCTCTAAAAAATTGGAGCAGGTTGAATCTCGTACAGTGGGCGTTGAAAACTGGCTAATCAATACTGGGCGAAATCAAAAGCCACAAACAATTGGAATGTCTGGAGGCGCACTAGTCAACAAAGCTACTCAATCATTCACTGAGGATTACATGATTGTAGAATGTACAGATCATACCGACTCTTTCTACCAATTCCATCTAGATAATACTAAGATGGGTGACTACGAAAAAGAGAAAGATATGACATTTAGTATCGATATGCAAAACGATGTTCCTATTGATTTACTTGTATTCCAATTTATTAATGGAGTTTGGGCAGAAAACTTGTACAATAGATTCTCTGTCGCTAATTGGTCTAGAAGATCATTTACATTTAAAATTGATGCGCGGGCAACTGGATGGGGATTACGATTAAGATTTGAAAGAAACGAAAATTCAAAGGGTAAGAAATTTCGTTTCAAGAAACCTAAACTAGAAAAAGGTTCTGTTCCTACGGGTTTTACAAAATCGACTTATGAGTTGGAACAAAGTTTCGAGGGTGTAAAAGAGCGTATTGAAAAAACGGAATCTATCATTAATGATGCTGGTGATCGTAACTATGTACGGAACGGAGATTTCACACACTATTGGGCCGATAACGACCTGCAATGGGATAAGAACCTAAACGGTAATTTGCGCGCTGGTAATTGGGCAACAGGTTATAACGCTGGAACAACAGATCCTACAAAGGGTTATCATATGCACGTTAATGACAAAAAGTTTGGGTATCCTGTAGTTGCTGTTATTAACAAAAATGGTCAATTCGGTCAAGGTAAAAGGTGGCTTGGAATGCCTCAAGAAATGCCAGCTAGTTTCCGAAATGATTTCCAGCCAGGTGATACGTACACGATCGCTTTAGATGTATGGACGGAAACAGTAAATAACAAAATAGCGGTAGGATTACACCACTTTATTGAGGGTAACACTTCAATGGGCTTTCATAGTGGGGGTACGCCAGAATTAAAGATTGAACCTGTTAAAAAGTGGGTTCGCCTGTATACAACAATGAAATTACATGATAAATCAGATATGAAAAAAGGTTTTAGCTTGTATATTTATGGCGATCGTTCTGCCGATGGTAGTGAGTGCTACTTCAAAAATGTATCTGTGTTAAAAGGATCTATGCCGAAAGCATTCGCTCCGTCTCCGGAAGATGGGGTAAAAGAAAATGTATTCAGCCAGAAAGTAACGGAGATTACGAAGAACGCCGAAGGGATAACAAGTGATGTAAAAAAAATACAGGAAATACAAACTCAGCAAGGGCAAACACTGACTGAAGCTACTACAACGATCCTGCAACAATCTGAAGAATTGAAGCTAGCAATGAAAAAGAAAGATGTTGAAGCTTATGTAGGTGGTTTAGGTACTGTCAACGAGTTGCGTGATGCTAATTTTACGTTAGGACAGAAATATTGGTTTTGGAATAGCGGTAATGGGGCTACTGGTGCTGTTGATACGAGTTTAAAATACAAAGGGATTAATACATTTGTAATTACTGTTGCTGGCCAGACGCAAGATCGTTGGTGGGGACTTACAAGTCAATTCATTGAGTGTCAGGTTAACGAAGAGTTTGTTGCATCAGGTTATTTCAATACTGATGGGAAAACACCTATTGATAGTGGCGGTGCATTTATTGAAATGGAATGGTGGACTGCTGACAAAAAAACTCGTATTAAGACAGCTAGAACGAATATCACTGTTGTAAATCATACATGGGTTCGTGCTGTATGCACAGATAAAGCACCAGCTAATGCATCGTTTGTGAGATGGCGTTATTACGTGACAAGAAATGGGCGTTTATGGTGTGCTGCACCTATGTTACAACGTGGCACTATAGCTACAGAATTTTGGTTACATCCGAAAGATCAAACGGATGCTGACAAAATGATAGAGGATATTGCTAATAGAGTAGCAACTAAAGATTACGATAAAAAAGTAACCGAATTGGAAAGAAGTATCGCTACTAATGAAGAAGGCGTTACTATCATTTCAAAAAAACAGGAAAGTTTTATTAATGAGACCTATAATGCCTATGTAAAGAAAACAGAATCGAAGTTACAGGTATTAGATGAAGGGATCTTAGCACAAATTTTAAAAGACGGTATCATTACTTCTATTAATATGTCACCTGGTAAGATTATAATCGATGCTGAGAAACTGAATATTAATGCCGATACAATGGTGAAATGGTTAACTGCAAAAGGCATTGATACGAATCTTATTAGAATTGATGGTGATAAGATAACCATTGATAAAGATGGTGTAACTGTTAAAATGCTAGACTTCCTATTCCAAGACGAATGGGGCACAAAAACAACTGCGGTATCAAGACGAAACCTAATAGCAGATCCAGACTTTTCTAGTGTTACAAAGAAAAACATTGGCCATAACGATTATTATGGATTTGAAGGTGGATATGGCCTTACTTGGAAGTCCTGGGGAAATGTCGTAATAGAAAAGAATACACATATATTCGATTACGAGCAGATGGTGAATGCTGCAAGGGTAGATATGTATAACTATCCAGAAGCAATCGTGAATAATGGGATACATCCTGGTAACGAATATACAGTTTCTGCTCACTTTAGAACGTCTATGATAAATGGTGTACGTAAAACAGGAAAACCACGTTTACAAGTATGCTGCGTTAAATTCCGAGACAATGTAAGTTACGATATATGGAATGAACAAAAAATGGACTTTCCTGAACCGTCGACATTTTATGGAGAAATCAGAAGATACTCTTTCACTTTCAAAGTGCCGACAAACTATATTCCACAACAACACGCATTGATTATTAAAGTTTGTTCTGGAAATGCTGACATGAGACAAGGGACAGCGATTTGTGTAAGTGGTGTAACGCTATACAGTGGCAAATATGCATCTATGTATAATTGGGATCGTGCCGCAGCAGAAAGAGCAGATGGTATTCAGCCGTTTAACGCAATCGCTATAGGTGGTGTGAATAACAATATAGCTCCAGCACCAGACGGACAAACGTTTGATATAAGTACTGAAAAAGAAGTGAAAATCTTTAGGAATATACGAGCAATGCAGGGAATTAACTTAGGTGGCGGTGGATTCCAACAATGGGGTCATATTCGCTTTACAGACGGTAATATGGGATCGGGTTTTTATGCGAGTACTCCAAGTGGTTGGAAATTTAACGCACTTGGATAGAAAGGAAGGATTAAACATGGATATTAACTACATGATGCCTTTTCAAGAAGGTGAAATGCTTCCTTATATGGGAAGAATAGTAGATGTAAAGCGAACGGAAACAGGAGTCTTTATACAAGTACCTGCTGACATGTTAGATAATGCAGGGGTTTCCAATGATACGAGTAAAGTTGAGGTGTGGAGGGACATGTCTGACGGAACTATTGGTTTTAGGGTTTTAACGAAATGTGAGTTATGTGGTTGTGGAGCCAAATTATATGAATTGAACTTAGGAGTTGCTAAAAGGAACATTTGTGCAAATGATTATTTTAAACTTACAGGGAATTACCCATCTCAAGAACCGCCAGCATCAACTAATGAAAATAACACACAAACAGAGCAGGAGCAGCCATAAGCTGGTCTTTTTTTGTTGCCTAAAAAGGAGATGAGAAGATTGCCCGAACATGAAAACCATGACGATTTCACAAAAGTAATTATTGGATTAACAAGGGTGGAAACAAAAATTGATGGTCTCGGTAATGTTAGAGAACTCGCAATCGAAGCGCAACAGTCGGCAAAAAGCGCTCATTTACGTGTAGATCGATTGGATAAACTTGTGTTTTGGATGGGAACAACAGTTGTCGGTTCTCTTATAGCTGGAGGAATAGCACTACTTTTTAAATTCGTAGGGAAGTGATCGTATATACGGTCACTTTTTTTATGTGTGCCAGGCATGGCAACTATCTAGGTGGTGGAAGTCCACTGTGGGGGTACACATCGACCAACCACTAAGGAAGCGCAAGGTACTTACCGTGAGGTTAGGGCTGGAGGAAGCGTGGAATAAAATCTTGGCTCGACGAACAGAAACCTGATATGAAGGCTTTATAAAGGGATGAGGCTCCATAACAAGTTAAAGTCCAAAAGATGTGCGTAACTTTGTAGAGTAAATCAGGCGAGTAAAAGAGGAAAGATAGTTGCCTTACCCTGGGAGATCTTGCGGATGTACTAACAGTACAGTCGAAAATGGTTAACCGCAAGAAGTCAGCCGAAGCCATAGTAGTGGAACAAATTCATGAAGGGCCGAACAGTTTATAGTGTTTCAACGCCATGAATGCGTAAGTGACATACTCCGAATATGTTAATGATGAAAGTATGAGCGTATCTCAAAGGATAATCAAAATGGAGTTGTCACTTACTACGTGAAGGGAAAGGAGAAACGAGTGTGGAACTCTTAGAAGCAATTTTAAGCAACAAAAATATGAATGAAGCCTACTTACGCGTTTATAAAAACAAAGGTGTTAGTGGAGTTGATGGTGTAACAGTCGAAGAACTAAAGCAATATCTGAAAGAGCACAAGGACGAGCTACGTCAGCGCATTAGAACAAGGAAATACCAACCACAAGCTGCCTTAAGAGTGGAAATCCCAAAAGAGAATGGCAAGATGCGCAAGCTGGGAATACCAACAGTAGTGGATAGAGTCGTTCAACAAGCCATTCATCAAATACTCAGCCCGATATTTGAGAAGCAGTTCAGTGAATTCAGTTATGGTTTTAGACCAAAAAGAAGTTGTGAGATGGCAATTGTTAAAAGCTTGGAATTTCTAAACAACGGATATGATTGGATAGTAGATATTGATTTGGAGAGATTCTTTGACACAGTTCATCACGATAAATTGATGCGAATTATATCTAACTCAATACATGACGGAGACGTCATCTCTCTCATAAGAAAGTATCTAGTCAGTGGAGTTATGGTGAATGGGAAATATGAAGAAACACCAGTCGGAACTCCGCAAGGAGGCAATCTCAGCCCTTTACTGAGTAACATTATGTTGAACGAACTGGATAAGGAACTCGAGGGTAGAGGACTTCAATTTGTGAGATACGCTGATGACGCTCTTATCTTTGTGAGGAGTGAGAAGGCAGCGGGCAGAGTGATGAAATCAATCGTGAGATTCATAGAAAAGAAACTAGGCTTGATAGTCAATACAGAAAAGAGTAAAATCTCTCGGCCAAAAGATTTAAAATTTTTAGGGTTTGGATATTATTACACCCTCAAGGATAAGAGATATCAAACGAAACCACATCCAATCTCGGTACAAAAATTTCAAAGAAAATTGCACCAACTGACAAAACGAAGCTGGAGTGTACCGTTAGACTATCGAATATTGAAACTTAAACAAGTGATATTTGGATGGGTCAATTACTTCAGGAGTACAAATATGAAAGGTGTTCTGGAGCGAGTAGACCAGAAGCTCCGCTCCAGAATTAGGGTGATTATCTGGAAGCAATGGAAAGTACCGAAGAAACAAATCAAATCGCTTGTTCAACTAGGGATTCCGGAGGAAGAAGCGAAGGGATTAACCTACTGTCGAAAGGGCTTCCGATATATAGGGTTATCGAAAGTTGTTCAAAGAGCCATCTCAAATCAAAGACTAAAGAAGAGGGGAGTCCCTTCTTCTTTAGAACGCTATCTAAAAGTTCACACTGTAATATAAACTGAACCGCCGTATACGGAACCGTATGTACGGTGGTGTGAGAGGGGCGAGAATAATTACTTTATTTTCCCTCTACTCGATTGAGAGGAGGTGAGAGTATGAGAAACTTTGATGCAGCTTCAATTAGTCGCTATGTCGTATTGGTGATTGCTGTGATTAATAGTGTCTTAAATCTTGTGGGATACCAAGCGATTGATGACAAAATTACAAACGATTTAGTAGCTGTGATTACAGGAGCATTCACTTTGTATATGGCTTGGAAGAACAACTATTTGAGCAACAAAGGATTACAACAAAAAGATGTATTAGAAAAAAATGACTTACACTAAAAGGGAGATGTTCAATAATGGAAATCAGAAAAAAATTAGTTGATTCAAGTAAATATGGTACAAAGTGTCCTTATACAATGAATCCGGAATTTATTACAGTCCACAATACTTACAACGATGCTACAGCAGAAAACGAAGTAGCTTATATGATTCGTAATGATAACCAAGTTTCATTTCATGTTGCGGTAGATGATAAAGAAGCTGTACAAGGTCTGCCTTTAGAGCGTAATGCATGGGCTTGTGGTGATGGAAACGGTTCAGGTAATCGAGAGTCTATTAGTGTAGAAATCTGTTATTCTTTAAGTGGTGGAGAGAGATATTATAAAGCGGAAGACAATGCAACTATCGTTGTAGCTCAACTAATGAAACAGTACAATATTCCAATTCATAAAGTCCGTACACATCAATCATGGAGTGGGAAGTACTGTCCTCACCGTATGTTGGCAGAAGGACGTTGGACTAACTTTATTGAAAGAGTCCAAAATGCATGCAATGGAGATGGTAAAGTAACTCCTACGCTTATTCCACCGTCAAATAATGGGACAGGTATTGCGTATATTGAGGGGAATGGCATTAACCTTCGTAAAGGTCCAGGTACTGGATATGGCGTTATTCGTCAATTAGGTAAAGGTGAGGCCTACGAAGTATGGGGCCAATCAAATGGATGGTTAAACCTTGGTGGCGATCAGTGGATTTATAATGATTCATCATACATTCGTTATACAGGAGGAAAAGTACCAGCATCTTCTAAACCTTTAAATGATGGCGTTGGTGTAGTGACTATTACAACTGATGTATTACGTGTTCGTAAAGGTCCAGGAACTAACTATGGCATCGTGAAAAAAGTGTATCAAGGTGAAAAATATCAAACGTGGGGATATAGAGACGGTTGGTATAATGTTGGAGGCGACCAATGGGTTTCTGGTGAATATGTGAAGTTTGAAAAATAAAACATATTACTGTATAAAAGAATAGTTTTATAAAAAATATTATCTGATTCTATAGGTAGGTACGTATATCTTGACTATTATATTTGCAAATGTTACCATAAATGTACACCGTTTCTTATTTTTATATTTATGGTAAGTATCCGTAAAATTAACCTAAAAAATCCCCTCTTGCACTCATATGCAGAAGGGGATTTTTATTTTAATTTGCTTTTAATATAGGGTTTATGATTGGAGCCTATGTGTATGTGAAATAGGGAATAGAAAAAAAGCATTCGTCCCCAAGAATGCTTTTTTTCAATAGATTTATCATAAAAGGAGAAAAAATCACTGTCCATTTTATTATATGTAGGTACACCGTGTAATATGCGAAAAAGACACCTTCCCCAGTTGAAGCTGTCTTTTTCGTGTTGAAAGTTCTTTAGATGTCAATTATAGAGTATGCAGTTTACATACACTATATTCCACAATACCCCATGCGCTCCCCTGATAAACACAGTTATGTCATAAAAGTTGTTGGCAATCGCCCGATCTTTCACAAGTTGTGGGATGTGTAAACCAAGTTTTGCGCGTGGGTGATTATTTTATATCTTCCTGTGTATCTCGTCAAGTTGTTTAGAATAACGAGAGTTGTTCACCTTCTATTTGTTGAACGTCTATTTGCCATTGGTATAGGTTACCCATTCTTCTTTTTAATTCAGTTTCTATTCCGTGTTTTGCATGCTCAACTGTTGGTGCGTAAATTTCAATAAACTTTTCTTTGTATTGTTGCCCACTGGGAGAGAAAACACTATAAACGATTTGATATTTTTTCATGCTGTATCACCTCGAAAGTTGTATAGATAGCAGTATAGCAACTGTATTGTTAGTATGGTAAAGAGATGTGGTTTTTAACAACCTATTGGAAAAAGAAAAAACACCTCATTATGAAGTGTCTTTTCCTGTGTTTCAATCCAAAAGAAAGATGACAGAACTACAATTCTTGTAAGACACCAAAAGGGAACTACAGAGATGTATTCTCAATAAGGGTATATAACAGCACATAGAGTAGGGCAAGTATTACTAAGATATTCCCCCACAATTCGCAGTTTTCATTGTATTAACCACCTTTATTTTTTATGAATATACTCTTTTTTAGTTATTCGTGAGAGAACCTTCTGTTATTACATCCTCATAATGGTTTTATAAAAAGCTTCTGCTTGTTCTTCTCCGTGATCTAATAAAGTTAAATACTCATCAAAAAAATCGAAGATTACAGAAACTTGATGATCTCGTAATTTCATATGATTGACAACGTACATCGTACCTTGAGCAGCAAGTTCATCCGTATAAGTCTTTTTTTTGCACATCCATTCTTTCCACATGGTTAATGCACGTTCGATACATTGCTTATCTGCTGCGAAATGCTCGTATTGCGATTTCGTTAACATATGTAGCCACTCTCCTCATTCTTCTAACATTTCCTCATAGGTACTCTTGTAAAAATCAAATAGTCCCTGATTATTTAATTCTTGAACAATATGATGTATTACCTTAGTTGACACCGGTTGTGAAAATCCAGCAGCAATGGCTGAAAACTCTATTCTCTCAGAATAGTAACAAATATATGCCAGGTCATATTCTTTGAGTTTACGCATCTGTTTTCCTTTCATAACTATTTTTTTCATTTTGGTTGCACTATTGTGTTAATTGCGTCTAACAAGTTGGTGCAGTGCAAAAATGGGCGTTTTTTTATTGCTATGATATTTAAAATTTACTTTTAGATAATGCCTTTAGTATTGGATTAATAATTCTACCGATTAAACGAAATCCTCTAAATATTGATTGGACAACCTTCATATAATCATCCCCCCTTAAATTAAGTAAATCATACCAATTTCATGTAACAACTGTAAATATTAGTTTCTCATTCATTGACAAAACAGAACATTTGTTCTATAATTCGATTGCAAACAAATGTTCTTGTGGGGGTCATCTTATGAATCATTTACTTAAATGTTCGCTCAATCAAAAAATACCAATTGAATTAATTTATTTAAACGGTTCAGGAGATTTCTCTCAAAGAACTGTGATTGTTAGAAAGATATATGAAGATCGTATATTGGTGTATTGCCTGAAAAAACAACAAGTTAGAACGTTGAAATTAGCTAATATACTATCTGTTGATAAAGTAAGAGCAAAATATCAGCATGCTTAAAAATACATAATGAGGTGATGCTACATGTCAACAGCAATTCCAAAACCACCAAAGAAGAAAAGTGGCTCTAAAAAAGAACCTAGACCGTATATGGATGAATTCGAGCAACAAGAAGCTGCAGAATTGATTCAGTATGCCAAACAGGATGATACAGAATTAGTTTTTACTGTATATAGAAAATATAAAGAACCAGATATTATCAAAGGGAAAATCGTTAAACTTGAACAACAAATGGGTAGAATTGTTGTAAGTGTCGGATTCAATGAACTACATAAAATACAATTTATGGATATTTTAAAAGTTGGGACACCTAGTTATTAGAACTGGGTGTTTTTATTTGCTCATAAATCCACTGTCAAAGTAGAACTTGTCCATTAAGTTAGTTAAAATCCCGTTGAAATAAGCGAATTTACCCATCGATAAACTGTTTGAACATACCTGTTAGTCCAACATGGTTATTTTCTTTACGTTTAGAAATATTGTGGATGTCTCTAAATCTATCGATGTAGTCATATACCATCGTTTTGAATGTATTAGTAAAATACCCAATAGGATTTTTCATAAGTGTCCCATTATGTTCAGCTTCATGAGTTTTAGAGAATAAAGCTACAGACGCATTAGCAAGGATATTGTTAAGTACATCTTTTTCGGATAGTAAATGAAACTTCTTAGCAGCCTTTTTAGCGATATTCACAGCATTGCTAAATGATTCGTTAATAACATTTGAATCAAATGCAGTTGCTAATTTCATTCGCATAGATTGTGGAACACGATAGTCCATAAAATCATTATCATTGACATTAGATTGAGCCTCGTTACTATTACGTATATTTATATCTTTTATATTTTGTTTTAAGGTTTTAGTAGTTGTTTTATTGGTGTGACATTTTTCTTCATTTTTAATAGGTGCTTGTGTGACAACCTGTTCCTCCACAATAATTGGTTGAATAACAATCGCATTGCTTGTTTGTCTCATATCGCTTTTACGCTTCATTTCTAGCTGTTTAATAATACCTAAAGACTCTAGGTGTAGGCACACTCTAATAACCGTTCTACGGCTAATATTAAGGTCTTCAGCGATGTGTTTTTTCGTTCTGAAAGAAACGCCAAAGAACTTAGAAGAATAGTTGTGTAATTTATTTAATACAGCCAATTGAGTTTTATTTAACTGATCTACGAATTTTTCTTTATATGCACGAACAGTCTTGTTTAATTCATCGACTGTTTTAAATGTCGCAAGGTTTTCGTATGTTTCATTCCCCGCAATAATTGTAATTCCTTTTTTCTTTTCCAT